AGGTGGCCTACGCGTTGGGGTGGACCGCGATGGCCACCGGTCGGCGTATGGAGCAGGCGCGGCAGCTGGTGGAGGACCTTCCGCAAGTGCTCGACGCGCTGCGGTCCGGGGCGATCGACATGCCCAACGACCGGTCTTGCCAGTAGCGTACACTACCGGGCATGACCCCCAGCCCCACCACCGGCCGCGAATACCTGCGGGTGTCCAAGGACCCGTCCGGCCGTGCCCGCAGCGTCACCGAACAGCACGCCGACAACCTGCAGGCTGCCACCGGCCACGGGCTCACCCTCGCCGAGCCGTACGCCGAGAACGGGGCAGTGTCCGCATCCCGCTACGGCCGGGCACCCCGCGGCGGGTTCGGCACCCTCCTGACAGACCTGCGCACCGGCCGGTTCAGTGCGCACGCGCTGATCCTCTGGGAAGCCTCCCGCGGGTCCCGGCGCATGTCTGAATGGGTCGAGCTGCTCGACCTGCTCGCCGAACAGAAGGTCCGGGTGCTGGTGACCACCCACAACCGCCTCTACGACCCGCAGGTTCCCCGGGACCGGCGCTCCCTGCTCGAAGACGGCACCGATTCCGAGTATGAGTCGGCGAAGGCGAGCCTGCGAACCCGCCGGGCGCAGGCCGCGTTGGCCGCCGCCGGCCGGCCTAACGGCGCCGCGCCGTTCGGCTACTGCCGCTCCTACGATCCGACCAGCCGGCAGGGCACCCAGACGATCGTCGCCGACGAGGCCACGGTCGTGCGGGAGATGTTCACCCGGGTCGCCGCCGGTGAGTCGCTACGCGCGATCTCCCGCGGCCTGACTGACCGCGGCATCCGCTCCCGCACCGGCAGGTCGTTCACCGTCCAGTACCTGAGGCGGATGCTGCTGCGGGAGTCGTATGCCGGGTTGCGGGTCCACCGGCCCGCCGACGGCCAGGTCACCACCGTGGCAGGGACCTGGCCGGCGATCGTTGACCGGGCGCTGTTCGAACGGGTCCAGCGGATCCTGGCCGACCCGGCGCGCAGGACCCGCCGGCCTGGCCGGGCCGTCCACCTCCTGAGCCTGATCGCCGTCTGCGGCGTGTGCGGCGACGGGCTGATCGCCGTCCGGCACCACGACGTGTGGATCTACCGGTGCCGGGGGCGGGGGCATGTCACCTGCCCGGAGGCGGAGCTGGACCACTACGTCGAGCAGGTGATGTTCGCCTACCTGGCCAGGCCCGACGTGTCCGCGAAGCTGGCCGCCGCCGCCGCCACCGGGGCCGACCTCGATCGGGTACGCGACGAGGTCGCGGCCGTCCGCGCCCAGCTCGACGACCTCTACGACCAGGTGGCCACCCGCCGGCTGACCCCCGGCGCGCTGGCCGCGGTCGAACCCCGCCTGGTCGCGCAGGTCGAAGCCCTGCAGCGGCAGGAGGTGGAGTTGTCCGCGCCGCCGGCACTGGTGGCGTTGATCCGCCCCGGGCGTGACGCGCCACGCCAGTGGAAAACGTTGGCGGTGCCGGCCCGGCGGGAGGTTGCCCGGATGTTGCTGGCGCCAGATCTACTCGGGCAGGTCCGGGTGGGCCGGTGCCCGGTGCGTGGCCAGCGGTGCCCGGTGGAGCAGAGGACGGAGTTCAGTCATGGCTGATGGGACCGACGCGCTGGCTGACAGCCCGCGTGACATGGAAGCCCTGCGAGCCGCGGTCAAGGCGGTCAAGCTGATCTGCACCGATCGCGGGCAGCACCCGCGTACCACGTTTGGTGACATGCTCCTCAGCTCCGGCGGTCATGTTGTAATCACACGTAGCTCGGTCGTCGGGTGGGCCTCGGAGACGACCCGGCGTCCGATGAGCAAGCATTCAGCGTACATGTGGGACCAGCCCCGGACGTCCAGCGTGCGGGTCCGCTGCTGGCGATGCGGCCGGGACGTCCAATGGCGCCGGGAACGGGCCGCTGCCATCGCGGCCCGGGCCATCGCAGCCGGGCTCACGGCCCTCGACATCAGCTACGCGGGCTAGCTGCTACACTGCTCGAAGCTGGCTGTTCGCTGGGTCCGGCAGTCGAAACACCTGATCCAGGCAACCCCGTTCACCGACGGGGGCGGTTCACCGTTGCCTGGAGACCCAAATGCCAGCCCCCATCACCGGAGTCCTCGACGACCCGGTCTGGCGCCGCGAGCGCGCCCGCAAGGCCGGCCTTGCGCGCACCACCACCGACTATCACGTCGCACAAATCGTCGAGCGCGCGCCCGAGCTGACCGACGAGCAGGCCGCCTTCTTGGCCGGCATCCTCGCTGGCCGCGGCAAGGCGGGCCGGCGATGAGGGACGCCCCGAAAGCTGTCCGGCCGGCGGGGCGCCCAAACCAGAGAGTACCGGAGCCACCCCCCGACAGACTGCGGCGATGCCGCTACCTCCGGCGCAGCGGCGAGCAGTGCACCGCAGAGGTGGTCGACGACAGCTTGTCCGCGGAGATCCTGCTGTGCCGCAAGCATCTCGGCCGCGCCGTGGTGCTGATCCGCCGGCAGGCAGCCGTGGTCAAGCTCGCCCGGAAGATCGGCGGCGGGCGATGAGCGGCCGCGGGATGTTCGCCAACCTCACCCCGCCCTACGGCACGATCGTCGCCGACCCGCCGTGGCAGCTGGCGCAAGCCGGGGTCACCAAGGCCGACGCCCGCAAGTTCTACGCGACCATGTCGGTCGCCGACGTGGTCGCCATGCCGGTGGAGTCGCTGGCTGCCGACGACGCGCACCTGTGGCTGTGGGCGCTGAACTCGATGATGGAGGAGGCCCACCAGGTCGCCAGGGCGTGGGGGTTCCGGCCCGTCACCATCCTTACCTGGTGCAAACCGCAGCCCGGGGTGGGGCATTACCTGCGGAACAACACCGAACACGCCATCCTCGCCACCCGCGGCCGGCCGGTCACCCCGGCGCACAAGCCGATATCCACCTGGTACGAGTGGCCGCGGGGGCGGCACTCCGCCAAACCCGCTCAGTTCATGCGGCTGGTCGAGCAGGTCTCACCCGGGCCGTACGTCGAGCTGTTCGCCCGCACCCCCGGGTTCGGGTGGGGAGCGTGGGGCGACCAGGTCCCCACCGGGCCCAGGGCCGGGGAGCTGTTCACCTGCGTGGACGGCCGGTGGGCGTTCGCGGAGTGTGCGCCATGAGTAGCCGGCGCGAGTACGAATGCGACTGGGGCCGCTGCGTCCCGGCGACCTGGTCGGCGACCCGCGTCCCAGACGGGCCACTGGAGAAGGCCCGGCGTTGCGCATGCGCAACGCACCTCGACGCGTTGCTCGACTTCATCGAGACGCAGGCCGGCGTTCACTACGACTTCCAGCGACTGTGCAGGCCCGACGGACGGAGGCCACGATGACCGCGTACGAATACCCCGACAGGGACGAGTGGGCCAAGAGGCAGCGCACGTTCTACGCCGACCTCGCCGACTCCGCCCGGGACGCGGTGACGACCCGAATCCTGGACTACGCCACCCAGGAGGAGATCGGCACCGCAGTCGCCGAACTCCGTGCACGCTGGACGGTGCTAGGCCGCCGGCTGCGGGAGATCAACAAGGCGCTCCAGCCGTACACGGGCCTGCGCGAGTTCGACGGACTCAGCGAGGAGCAGCAGCAACTCCACTGCCAGTCCCGCGACCTTCAGGACCAGCGCAAGTCGATCCTCAAGGTCGCCAAAGAGTGGGGGCAGAACCCGAACCCGTACCTCGGCGAGGCGCACTTCGACAGCTTCCTGTGTCACTCCGTCGGGCTGAAACAGATGGCCAGCGACGGCGCCTGCCCAACGTACCGGTCGATCATCGGCCGCTGGGCCGCCGCCAAGAAAGCCGCCGAGGATGCGGCCAGAATCCGCACCGAGAACAAGCCCATCGACGATGCGGCTTGGGCGCGGGAGCTGGAGAGGCGGGCCGACCTGGAGGCGTACTTCCGCCGCGGGCCGGTCGTCCGACGGGTCGGTGCGCCATGAGCGGGGCGTCACGAACGATTCGTAACAGGGTTCCGGTGAAGCCGCCGGGCAACGGCAAGCGCACTGGCCGCCTCGGCGTCGAAGTCGGAGACCAGCGCCCGCAGCAACAGCGCCCGTACCTTCGGGTCGTCGAGCAGGCGTTCGCTGTCCGGCGGCAGGCTCACCTCACGCAGCAGCCGGTGAAACTCCGCCTCGTTGAGCTGCGCCATCCGCTTGACGCCGCGGGTGAACTCTGCGGCGTGATCCTCGACGCGCTTGTCACGGTTCCGGGCTCGGCGATCGCGGGCTGTCTGGTCCCGCGCCCAACCGACCGGATCAGCTCGCCTGGCTCGGTGACCAGCCTGCCGGCAGGCGTTGTCGCAGAACTGCCGGTTGCGACCCGGGTGGTTGATCGCGCCGAAGTCGAGCAGCCGCTTCCCGCAAGATCGGCACTCTCGCCACCGTTGGATTGTCACGGTCCGATCGTAACACGGGTGCGCCATGAACTTCCGGCGGGCAAACCGCCGGGGAACAGAAAGGAAGATCATGGAAAGCACGGCAAGCAAGGTCGACCGGGAGAAGCTGGCCCGAGAGACCGCAGAGCACGTCGTCACCGACCTGATCCCGCTGGGATCGGCCCTCGGCGGCGTGCTCGGCCGGGAGGGCATGCCCACCACCGTTGCGGACGTCGCCGCAGCACTGCTGGACGGGCACCTGTGGATTTCGTGGATGGACGACCGTGTTGAGGCCGCCATGCGCCAGCTCCACGGAGAGCCGACCGGGTACGTGGCGGATCTGCTGCCGCGGGAAGCCGTCTGAGCCGTCCTGACCCACACGCCGGCCGGGCGCTCCCGAACTGCGCCCGGCCCGCAACCAGTACAACACAACGAAAGGCACCGACATGACTAGCACTACCCGGCAGCCGCCGGAGCTCGACCCCCGGTTCCCACCACCCGACCCGGAGAGGGTCGCCCTGCTCATGGTTTGCGAGTTGGGGCCGCCCGGCGACCTGCTCGCCAAGGCGAAGATCAACGGCCGGCCGATCACAGCCGCCGAACGTGAAGTGATCGGCAAGGCCGGCCTCAACGACGTGACGGCGTGCGCGCAGATCGCCTACCAGGACGCGCAGATCGCCAACGAGCGTGCGCAGCTGACCGGACAGCTTGACGCCTTGCTGGGCAAGTACGGGTTCTTCGCCTCGGAGGACCACACGCTCGGTCAGATCCGGGACGCGATGACCCCGCAGGATGCGGCCGAGCTGGACAGGCTCTGCGAGGTCCTGTTCCCGGACGGCTACATGTACCTCAAGGGCCTAGGAGACTGACCGACACGCCGAGAGGTGAAGACCATGGAGAGCACGACCGAGGGCGCGTTGGGACCGAGCAAACAGTGCTCAGACCCGAAGTGCCGGGGCGGATATTGGATCTTCGGCGCCGGGGTGGGACCGCTCAACCTCGACTGCACATGCGGGCAGCCCAAGCATCACTACGTCGGCGACGGCTGCCCACCCGGAGACCAGGACCACGCCAACCGCCCTGCCCCTGTCTGACCCACACACTTCCGCCGGATCGTCCGGCGGGGAGAAGGAAGGAAGATCACATGAGTAACGGAGGCGCAGGGCTCGGAAGCGTAACCGGGTTCCTCCAGATCGGCGACGGACCGGGTAGCGCAACCGGGGCCGAGGTCGAGGTCGGCGTCAGCCAGTGGTGGACCTCTGGCGACAGCGGGGTAGTCATCGACACCCCCGCCGCGTCCATCGGCATGACGGAGGACCAGGCCGCCGGACTGGCCCGGCTGCTGATCAAGGCCGCCGTGGGCTACGACGGCAAGGATTCGCCCCAGGTGGGGGGAGCCCCCCTCGCCGAGTTCCTGGCGGGCATCCAGAGGGACCTCAGGTCCTGATCCACACGCTGGCCCGGGCTACCCGTAAGAGCCCGGGCCAGCATCCAGCATAAGGAGGAGAACGTGAGTACGACCGACGAGACGATGAGCAGGACCGAGCGACTGGAGCTGACGAAGATCGTTCGGCAGCGGGCCAGGCTCGCCAAGGACGACGTTGCGGCCCGGGAGGCGCAGATCCTCGCCGACGCCGAATCGGCCCTGTCGGCCAGATTCAAGGAGGATGACGACGCATTCCGGGACCTGATGGTCGAGGCCCGGGCGTACATGGCCGAGCTGAAGTCGAAGCTCGACGCGCGCTGCGTCGAGCTGGGCATCCCGGCCGAGTTCCGACCCTCGGCTGAGTTGTACTGGTTCCGCCGTGGCGAGAACGCATCCAAGGAGCGGCGAAGCGAGCTTCGGATGGCGGTACGCACCCAGGCCGCGGCCAGCGGGAAGAAGGCCCGACTCCAGGTCGACCGACAGTCGGTGGACATCCAGGAGCAGCTCATGGCCGGCGGGTTCGAGTCGGTGGAAGCCGCACAGTTCCTCGCCGCATTGCCATCGGCCGAGGACCTCATGCCGGCGATCGAGTTGCCGGCGATCGAGACCAACAAGGAGAAGCCATGAACACGAACAGGATGAGCACGCTCGCACTGTGCGAACTGCTACTCACCGTGGTCGACGAGCTGGACCACCGAGGCCGGGCCGACTCCGGCATCGACGGGATTGTCAACGGCTGGGACACCATCACAACCGCGTGGGGCGACCTGCGCCACGACGTCGACGGCTGGAACTTCGTGTGGGACAGCGAGGGTTCGGCTGAAATCGCGCTGCGCGACCGCGGCTGCGGCTGCACCCCGCAGCCCGTCTGATCCGCAACCGCCCCGGGACCGGAACCGGCCGGCACACCCGCGCTCACGTCGCGGGCGGGGCACCAGCAGCACGGCGATAGGAGGCGGGTGTGGCACCACGAGCAAAGATTCGGCAGAACCCGCCCGTTCTGACTGGCGTTACCGGCGGCGAGTTCTGCCCCGACCACGGCCCATACCAGCCGCCGTACGAGGCGCTGGAGACCCGCCGGAAAGCGACCTCGCCCGGGGTGTCCGCCCCGCGAGCCTGGCGGCTGCTGGAGCACTCCGAGCGGCTACGGCGGACATGCCCACAATGCCGCGATGTCATACCGACGATGGGCCGCTGGGCCGCCCGAATCCGATGCGCCCTCGCGGAGGCGACAGCCAACGACCCGTTCGCACCACGGTGCCCATTTTGCGAAGTCCTACTGGACACCGACGACCCGTTCGGCGACCGGCACCGGTGCACCTGATGACCGACGACCCGTTCGCACCACGGTGCCCATTTTGCTGCGCGCTACTGCCTGAGGACGACCCCAGCGGCGACCAGCACCAGTGCGACTCCACACCCTACCCGGAGCTGGACCTCGGGCAGGTGGAGAGGTGGCTAGACCTGGTCTACCCCGCCGGCGGCCGGGAGGAGCTGCTGCACGTCGCCTCACCCTTGTCCTGGGCCGGGCGGGCGTTCAACCGTAGTGCCGGCCAGGATGTGGCCGTGGGCGACCAGTTGGCCGCCCATGTCGCCGACCTGAACCGGCGCGGCGCGGCCGGTATCTATCTGGCCGCGTGCACCCTCCACCCTGACGCGGTCGGTCACATCGCCGACGGTGGGCGCGGCCGCAACAGCGATGCCGCCTGGCTCTACGGGGTGTGGTCCGACATCGACATAGCCGGGCCCGGCCACAAACACGACCCCGCCAAGTACGCCGGACGGGACCTGCCGCACGACGAGGCCACCGCACGCGCCATCGTGGAAGCGAGCAAACTCCCCCAGCCCACCACCTGGGTCCACTCCGGCGGCGGGCTGTACGCCTGGTGGCTGCTCGAGCACCCCGCACCCGCCCAGCAACATGCCGAGCTGGTCAAGGCATGGCAGGCTGCGCTCGGCCGGGGAGCCGAACAACTCGGCCTGCACTACGGCACCGGGGTGTCCGACCTGGCCCGGGTCATGCGACTACCGGGCACCATCAACCGGAAGATCCCGGCCGACCCGCGACCCTGCCGGATCCTCACCGGCGACGGGCCCCGGTACGACATCGCAGGCCTGCATGCCGCCATCGAAGCCGCCAAGCCGAAGGAGAAGCCCCGGCAGGCCCCGCCTGCGGGCGCAGGAGACCCGTTCACCAGCCCAGGGCAGCAACGGCACCACCAGGGCGACGACACCCCGCTCAACGCGTTCGAGAAGGCCACCGACTGGGCGGAGATACTCGCCCCCCACGGATGGACCCTCCACCGCGGCGACGCCGACGGCACCCGCTACTGGATCCGCCCGGGCAAGGACACCGCGGGACACTCCATGACCACCGGCCACGCCGGCGACCGCGACCGGGCCTACTGCTTCTCCGACGCCGCCGGGCTGCCCGTCAACCAGTCCATGACCAAGGGCTACGTGTACGCGGCGCTGAACTTCGGCGGCGACATGAGCGCGGCAGCGCAGCACCTGTACGAACGCGGGTTCGGCGCCCGGGCCAACCAGGCCAGCAGCGGCGGGCTGGGGGGAGACTCCAGTCCCCACTCCCCCCCTCCGCACGACCCCCCGGAGGAAGAACAGCCCCCCGTCGAACACGACCAGTTCTGGAACACCCGCCCCACCCTGGCCGCAATCCGCGACACCGCCCGCGAACGCCGCGTCGCCCCCTGGGCCGTCCTCGCCTGCGTGCTGGCAACCGTGTCCACCAGGGTCGGCCCGCACGTCGTACTACCCGCCACCGTCGGCAGTGTCGCCAGCCTGAACACGTTCTGGGCACTCGTCGGCGCCTCCGGCTCCGGCAAGGATGCCGCCCTTGCCGTGGCGCAGGAACTACTCTGGCTCGACGACACCGTACCCACCCACGAGGTGGGTACCGGCCAGGGCATCGACTCCGCCTACACCCAGCCGGTCAAGAAAGGGTCACCGGTCCAGTTCTGCGACACCGCGCTGTTCACCATCACCGAGATCGACACCCTCGCCGCCCACGCCGCCATGGGCGGCTCCAGCATCATGAGCACCCTCCGGAAGGTGTACACCGGGGCCGCGCTCGGCTCCCGGTACGCCGACCGGGAGCGCCGCCGGCCAGTCAAGGCCCATCGGTACCGGGCCGCCGTCATCGCCGGAGTGCAACCCGCCAGGTCCGGGGTGCTGCTATCCGACGCTGATGCCGGCACCCCGCAGCGGTGGCTGTTCATGCCCACCAACGACCCGGGCGAGCACCACCGGCCCGCCAGCAGCGACCAGTTCACCTCACCGTACGCAGACCGGATCTGGCAGCCATACCAGTACATCGCCCCCGACGGAGACCTGAGCGAAGACGACCTGCCGGTCACTGTGAAACGTCGCATCGAGATGAAGATCTGCCGCGCGGCCCGGGACGCGATCATCGCCAACCGGGACGCGCGGCTGCAGGCACCGCTGACCGCCCCCGACGGCGACCTCACCGGGCACAAACTGCTGACCCGGCTGAAGGTCGCGGCGCTGCTGGCCCTGTTCGACAACGCCCGCACCGAGGTCAACGAACAGGACTGGGAGCTCGCCGGCACCGTCACGGCGGTATCCGACGCCGCCCGGGAAGTGTGCACCAAGGCGCTGCGGCGCGCGGTTACGAAGGCGAACATCGCCCGGGCGAACATCGAGGCGGATCGGGCCGAGGTCATCGAAGACCGGACCGTGAAACGGATGGCGAAGGTGCTGCAGCGCGCCCTCGTCACGGCTGGTGGGGGGTGGCTGACACGAACCGAGCTGCGGGGCAAGTTGAACAGCCGTGACCGGCAGTACTTCGAGGCCGCGATAGCCAGGTTGGTCGATGCCGGGATGGCGGAGGTCGAGCTGACCGAACACCGGGGAGGGGAGTGCTACCGTGCTGCGCAATGATCCACTCAGGGGTGGACGAAGGGTGGACATGTCCACCCTACCGGGAAAACGTCCACCCCCGAAGATCATTTTCGGCTCTTGGAGTCACCGTGCCCCACCAGCGAATATATACAGTAATCAATATTATACTACATCCCCCGGGAACGCGCGCGAGACGGGGTGGGGTGGACATGTCCAGGTATCGTCCACCCCTCCATCAACAGAACGCCACGAAATAGTCACCTGCGATTGTCGATAAAGGAAAGGGCTCGATCATGACCCATAACCTTCCAGCCGGCACCTACCCGCCACCACTCACCTGTCCCAACTGCGGCCACGACGCAACCCACGCCAGACCCAACGTCGAGATGTACGACAACAGGCCACCCGAGCAACGGTGGAGCTTCCGCATCCCGATGTGGTGCGAGGACGGGCACGACTTCACGCTGGTGGTCGAGCAGCACAAGGGCAGCACCCTCATCCTGACCCGACGCAACAAATGATCATGATCGACCGCGATGCTCTGGCCGCCGAGGTCCAAGCGCGCATCGAGCAGGCCATCGCCGAACGGGAACGCCGCCGGCAGCACACGGCCGCGGTCCGGGCACAGTTCGCCCAGGCCCGCCGGCACGGGCTTGCCGCCCGCCACCAGCGGCGCATGGCTCGAGCCGAACAGCGGCTACGGCAGGCACGGCACGACGGGACCGAGGACAGCTGGTGGGAGGAGCAGGAGCCATGAGTGTCACAGATCTGTGACACTCACGGCCAGCACCCAGCATAGGGAGCAGCACATGAGCCGCAACTGGACCAGCGCAGGCCACGCACAACGCTACGGAAACGCGCACCAACGGCTACGTCGCCGCTGGGCACCCCTGGTAGCAGCAGGCGGTGCCAACTGCTCACGCTGCGGCCAGCCCATCTACCCTGGCCAAGCATGGGACCTTGGCCACACACCAGGTGACCGGCACACCTACGCAGGACCGCAACACGCCGTGTGCAACCGCAACACCACCGACGAGCGAGGCGCAGCAGACCCGGCACCAAAACCGAGAACCAGGTGGTGACCCCCTATCATGGAAGACGTGACCTGCCCGATCTGCCTCACCGGCCGCCGCTTCCACGGCGGATGTCTGGCCGCGGCGCTCGGCTGGATCGCACACGGCAACTACCAGGCACCCCACGAACCGGAGCTCGCCCGGCAGTTGGCACCGACCTGCTACCTGTGCGGCACCGCCCGCACCGAGCACGTCGAGCACGTCATACCCAGGAACGGGGGAGGCGGCGACCAGTGGTCCAACATCGGTGGAGCCTGCGCGCCGTGCAACCAGGCCAAGTCGGACCGGCTGCTGCAGCTGACCAAGCCACAACAGGATCGGCTCAACCAGCACCAAGCCGCATACCGATCGGCATGGTCTCGAGTCACGCCCGAGGCTGTTGCTAGCGAGGTACTACGCCTGGTCTACGCCAGTACCACGTACACCCCTGGTGACCCGTTGGAGTGGATAGCCGAAGCGATCGAAGACGAACTTGACTCCTACATCGACCAGCAGGTCACCAGCGTCGTCGCTGAGGCAGAGCAGATCACAGCGCAATTCGCACAAAATGACGTCCGATTGGCATTTTTTCCCTAAATCGGACACCCCTCTTATCCACGTCCCTGTGTTTCTCCCTCCCCCAAGATCAGGCACGCTTCCCTCCGGCGATGACCATGGGGCGGATCTTCGGGGCGTATGGCACGGTGAGGCTGGTGTAGGTCATTCCGGCGAACGCGTAGGCTGCGTCGACGTGGCCGGCGCCGCGGCGTACGAAGCGCCATCCGTCGCCGGTGTGGTATCGGGTGGCCCCGGCGATGTGCGCGTTGAGGAGTGGGTCGTTGGGGTGGATGACCCGCCGGGCGGCTACCAGGTCGGCTAGGCCTTGGCAGGCTTCGTTGACCATCTGGCCCTTCAGCTCGTGGCTTCCGGCTCTCGACCGGAGGATGGGTGCCAGCGAGGCGGCGGGCCCGGATGGGTACCAGGCTGTGATCCTGGGTTGGATCTGGTTGAGCAGGTCGGGCAGTTGGGCTCTTGCTTCGCGGGTGGTTTTCCATGCTGCGGAGATTTCGCCGCGGACTCGGCCGTCGTGGAGTTCGGCACCGACGGCTAGTGTCACGTGCTGTCCGTCGACTGCGACGTCGATGCATGCGACGATCCGGTCGCGGAGGTCGTTGAGGTTGCCGGTGGGGTCGGAGCAGTCTTTCCATGCTGGCAGCGGGATTGCGCCGTCGAGGGTGTCTACCTTCTGGCAGAGGACTTCTGTGCGGTAGACCTCGGGTGGGTCGGTGGCTTGCGCGGTGCGGATGGCTGCTTGGTTCGGGCCGCCGCAGTTGAGCCCTGGGTTGGCTTGGGCGATGGCGGCCCAGTCGTCGAGGTCGCATCCTTCCGGCGCGGACCACTCGAACAGGCCGATGGACGGGTCGCGGGCTGGTCCGAGGATGGACACGCCGTCTGGTCCGGTGGTGACTCCGGCGGCGGCTCGTAGCTGGTTGAGGACTACGGATTCTTCGTCGCCCATGTTCGACATGACCCATATCTGGCCGTTTGGGCGGGCCATGACCGTTTTCGACAGTGCTGACCATGCTTTCCAGTCGCGCTGTTCGCGGAGTTCGTCGATGTTTAGTTCGTCGATTGACAGTCCGCGGCCGGCTTTCCGGTTGGTGGCTCTGATGAGGTAGCGGGGCAGCGCTTCGCGGGGTGTGCCGGGTGGTGCGTTGCTTTGTAGCCAGAACTGTTCGTCGCCGTTGACGCTGCGCTCGCCGCCCCACTCCCCTTTGAGGTCGGGGCAGGCGTGGATGGTGGCTTTGCACAGGTTCATCTGTTCGCGGGCAAGGGCGACGTCCTGTGCCGTGCCTAGCACGACCCGGGCGCCGTCGAGGTACAGCCGCCACAGGCTGAGCTTCCGTTTTGCCGTGGATTTACCGTTTTGCCGGGCAACGATGACCAGGACGATTCGGAATCGGTAGGTGCCGTCTGGGAGTAGCTCCAGGGCGTGGATGTTGAGCCATTGCTGCCAGGGAAGGTTCGGCTCGCCGATGATGTCGGTGAACTCGTTGGCCTCATATCCGCGGGTGGTGTCTCGGGTCAGCGGTCGAAACGGAGGCGTCCATAACCGTGGTTCCGTGCGGCCGACGACCTTTGAGGCGTACAGGTGGGCGGCCGGTTCCTGCGGCGGCGCGTGGCCGGTGCAGAGTTCGCCGCCGCGCGGTGCCAGTTTCCGGCATCCGCCCTCGGCGCAACGTTTACGCCCGGCGAGCTTCCCGGAGCTGGTCGAGCTTGGTGGTGCCACCGGTGGCACCTCCCTTGCTTACTGCGGCGCGGGCGTGGGGTGTGGCGCCGAGGGCTTCGAGCGTGGCGAGCAGCCGCGGGCCGAGGTCTTTCAGCTGTTCGGGGTCGGCGTCGATGCTGGCCGCGTACCGCTCGGCGAGGGTGGCCGCCGCGGAGTCTTCGGGCCGCAGGGTCAGGTTCGCGATCGTGTGCTGGACGGTGGGTAGCAGCAACTCGTCTGCGCTTCGGAGGCTCACGGCACCACCATCCCTAGTTGTCCTACCTGTCCCATAGGATTATAGGGAATTACGGTATGCTCTGGTCGTGGCCGGTTTTTGGCGTGGAATCTTCGGCGCTCCCAGGGAGCAGTTGCGGATGGAAGCCGCCCGCCCGCATGCCCGGTTCTCGCTGGAAGTCCCTCAGGAGATGTTGGAGGCGATGAATGGCGACGGTGCGGTTGCACCGCGGATGCGTCGGCGCGACGCGCTGCAGGTGCCGGCGGTGCTCCGGTCGCGGAACCTGATTGCCGGCACGCTCGGGTCGCTGCCGCACACGGTCATCGGCCCGGACAAGCTGGAAGTGGACCGCGGGACCTACCTGCTCGGCGGGAACATCGACCCGGACATTGCCAACTCGGTGGTGCTGGCGCAGACGTACGAGGACCTGCTGTTCGAGGCGATCTCGTGGTGGCGGGTCACCCGGGTGGGCTGGCACGGGTTCCCGATGGAGGCCCAGCATGTGCCGGTCGAGTCGGTGCATGTCGCCCCGGTCGGGTCGTCGATGCCTTCACAGCAGCAGATATCGCCGGACCAGCCGTTCCCGGTCGACGGGCAGGTGTTCATCGACGGAATTCCGGTCGGCGACCGGGAGGTGATCCGGTTCGACTCTCCGAACCCGCCGCTGCTGGTACATGCCGCCCGGGCCATCCGCACCTGTCTGAAGCTGGACCGGGCGGCCGCCCTGTACTCGGATGACCCGGTCCCGCTGGGCTACTTCGAACCGCAGGAGGGCACCGACGGCCTGTCCAGTGAGGCCGGGTCGGCCAACGACGGCACCGACCGGTCCGAGGTTGACGCGCTGCTCGACGAGTGGCAGCTGTCCCGCAGCCGACGCGCCTGGGGCTACGTGCAAGGGGTGACCGCCAAGTCCTTGCAGTGGAACCCGGAGCAGCTGCAGCTGGCCGCCCAGCGGCAGCATGCGGTGCTGGAGATCGCCAGGGCTGCGGGGGTGGACCCGGAAGACCTCGGGGTGAGCACCACCTCCCGGACGTATCAGAACGGGGAGCAGCGCCGGCAGGACCTGCTCGACTTCAACCTGGGCGCGTACGTGTCGGCGGTGCAGGACCGGCTGTCGATGCGGGATGTGCTGCCCCGCGGCTACATCGCGCGGGTGCGGCTGGCCGGGTTCCTGCGTTCGGACACGAAGACCCGGATGGAGACGTACAAGATCGGCCTTGAGGTCGGGGCGTACACGCAGGATGAGGTCCGCGAGTTGGAGGACCGGCCGGCGCTGACCCCGGCGCAGCGTGCCGCCGCGCAGCAGCGGGCCGCGCCCGCCACCCCGCCGGCGAGCCCGGCCAACGGCCAGAACGGGAGAACCCCGGCCATGAATCTTCAGCCTGTCAAGTTCAGCCGCACCACCGGAGATGAGGTGGTGCGGGTCCAGTTCGACGACGATGAGGTCGCGGAGACGTTCCAGGTGGACGCCGAGCGGCGAACGATCACCGGGATGGTCGTGCCCTGGAACAAGGTCGCACGGTCCGGGTTCAGCAAGTGGCGGTTCGCACCCGACAGCCTGCGCTGGTCGGATGTCAGCCGTGTGAAGCTCAACCTGCACCACGACTTCTCCCAGCTGGTTGGCCGAGCAACCCGACTCCAGTCTGGTAACCGGGGGCTGGTAGCCACCTTCAAGGTGGGTCGCGGCCCGGAGGGTGACCGGGCATTGTCTGGCGCCGAGGACAGGATCCTCGACGGGTTTTCGATCGAGGTCGACTTCAACGACGACCTCGGTGACCAGTGGCAGCCGGACCCGTCCGACGAGAGTGTTCGCCTGGTTCGCCAGGCCAGCCTGCGCGGAACGGCTCTGACAGGCATGCCCGCATTCGACGACGCCCGGGTGACCCGGGTGGCCGCAACCAGAGAAGGGAAGGGCGTCATGCCCGAGAAGAAGGAGCCTGCGCCCGACGCACAGTTCGACCTGGACAACTATGTGACCAAGGTCGGCGAGTCGATGGCCGCCTCACACAAGCAGCTGGTGGAAGGGTTGACCGAGAGCATCGGCGAGTCGGTGTCCACCGGTATCAAGGCTGCCCTGGAGAACATCTACGACCCGCAGCGTGACGGCCCGCAGCCGGTGCGCGCGGCCCGGTACACCGTTGGCCGTGAGGCACCGGTGTACACCCTCAACGGTGCGGGCCCGTGTCTGGTGCGCGATGCGTGGAACTCCCGGTTCCACGGCGACTCCGACGCCTACGAGCGGCTGAAGAAGTTCCACTTCCAGACTGAGGAGATGGCGAAGGTTGCGACGTCGCGGCTTCAGTTCGCGACCAGCCATGCGCTGCAGTTCACCCCGTCGGACACCTCAACCGCGTCGGAGGTCATCCCGCCGGGGTACCGCCCGGACCTGTTCGTGCCGCAGATGGTGCAGCAGCGTCCGTTCGTCAACGCCCTGTCGCGGGGAACGATTTCCAACGCAACCCCGTTCGTGGTCCCGGTCTTCGGTAGCGCCACCGGCGCCACTGCCAACCACGTGGAAGGCACCGGCCCCTCAGATGGCACGCTCGCCTTCGACACGACCACGGTCACCCCGGGTGCCGTGTCCGGTCTGCTGAAGCTGACCCGCGAGATCGTCGACTCGTCGAACCCGGCGATCGACCAGATCGCGTTGGCTGCGATGCGCGAGTCGTACGCGCAGCAGACCGAATCCAAGGTGTACACGATGCTGAACACCGCCCAGTCGGGGACGATCACAAGCGGGTTCGCCACCTCGGGTGCGCAGGTGTCGGACACGACCACCGCGGACGGCGCCGCACTGCTGGCCGCGGTCCGCACACAGCTGGCGCTGTACCCATTCCGCCGGTTCGCCGCGCCGAACCAGGCGCTGATGTCACAGCGGGCAACCACGTTCTTCGCCACCGCGGTGGACGATGTGAACCGGCCCCTGCTGCCTTCGGTGGGTGCGCAGAACACGTCCGGGCTGGGCAACGCGGTCACCCAGGGCTGGTTCGTCGACGGGCTGGCGCACGTCCCCGCATGGGCGATCACCGAGGTCGGCGCCGGCGAGGGTGACGTGTTCACCCTCAACAGCATGGACGCGTGGGCATGGGAGTCGCCGACCCTCACCTTCCGGTATGAGGAGCGGTCAGGTCCGACGTTCATCGACCTGGCGCTGTTCGGCTACTTCGCGACCCACCTGCTGCGCCCGGTGGGGCTCAGCGCGGTCCGTACCACCGCCGGGATCTGATCATGATCCGGTGTGGTGGTTGGGTTGACCATGGCGACGGGAAGGGCTGGGTGCTCTACGTGCCCGGCCCGCCCGCCGGCGAGTCGACGCCGGCCAGTGTTGAGCAGGAGCCTCCGCCGGATCCTCAGTTGGAGCAGGCGGCCGACGGGCAGCCGGACAAAGCTTCCTGCCCCGACTGCGGCCGCGAGTTCGCGGTCAACAAGGACGGCAGCCTGCGCAAGCACACCTGTGTGATCGGCGCCCCGGCGGTGGAGGTCACCTTCGGCGACGGGCCTGGATGATGGACTGGCCACCGGTGTTGGACGAGCTGAAGGAGGATCTGCGCTCCCGCGGCGAAGACCCGGTCGCGTTGGATGTTGACGACGACCGGCTACAGACCGTGCTCGACGCGTCGGTCAGCTTCGTACGCCGGGTGCGGCCCAGGTTCAACTACGACGGCGACCTGGGCAGCACGCTGCCGGAGCCGACCGCGGATCTGGTGTTGGGCACGGTGCGGCTGGCATCGCGGTGGCACACCCGCCGCCGCTCCCCGGACGCGCTGATCGAGATGGGTGAGCTGGGCGCCTCCCGGGTCCCCAGCTTCGACCCGGACATTGACCGGCTGCTGCGAATCGGCCGTCACGCCCTTCCGGTGGTGGGCTGATGGCCGGCGAGGTGAAGGCGGCAGCGGAGGCGCTGGAGGCCGCGCTGCGCACGGTCGACGGGCTGCGTGTGTTCCGGGACCCGGGGGCGACCGTCGACCCGCCGGCGGCGATCCTGGGGGCCCCGGCGTTGGGCTGGCGCGCGTTCTGCCCCGCGCCTACCAGTGCACGGTTCACCGTGTTCGTGGTGGTGGCGGCCAACGAGCGGGCGATGGAGCAGCTGTGGGATCTGGTTCCGGTGGTCGCCGCGGCCGTGGAGGAGCAGGTGCAGGAGGCGTCGGTGCGCGACGGGGACGCGGCTGCCCTGCCGACGACGTTCCCCACCGGTGGCAGCAACCTGCCTGCGTACGCCATCGAGATTGATTACGAGCTTTAGGGAGGGTGCCATGACCGTCCACAACCGGCGACACAAGCTGGTCCAGTTGTCCGTCGGCGGCAACCAGTTCGAATGCCAGGTCCGGTCGTGGACCCTGGAAAGCGGCGAGCAGGACGGGGAACGCCAGTTCACGTTCTGCCCGGACGGCGAGTTCGTCGAAGAGACCGACCCGGAGCCGTCGCTGGAGCTGGAGTTCTTCGGGGACTGGCGCTCCGGCGGCATCTCCGACTACCTGTGGGAGAACCGGGGCCAGGAAGCGGCGTGCACGATCGTGCACCACCCGGGCACCGTCGGCGAGACGGTGCAGTTCTCCGGGACGGTGCGGCTGAAGGCCCCGCCGGTCGGTGGCGAGGCGCGCACCACCGAGATCCAGACGGTGACCCTGATGGTCACCAACCTTGAGTACGTGCGGATCTAGGAGGTCCTGATGTCTATGGAGTCGAAGTTGCTGGTCTCGGCATCGGGGAAGCTCACCCAGAGCCAGGACCTGGGCAATGCGGTGGCCACCGCGCTGAAGTCGCTGAACGTCAGCCTGGTCGACGGGGTTGCCGCTGGGCAGGCCGACCTGCTGTTCGCCGACACCCGCACCCTGGCCGCCTCGGCGAACGAGGATCTCGACCTGGCCGGGACGATGCTGCAGGATCCGCTGGGCGCCGACCTGAGCTTCCTGCGGGTGAAGGCGCTGCTGGTGGTTGCCGCCCCCGCGAACGTGAACAACGTGGTGGTCGGCAACTCGGCCACCGCCACGTGGATTCCGCTGCTCGGTGCCACCGGCACGGTCACCCTGCGGCCGGGGGCCGCGTTCGCCGCGTTCGCCGGGGCCGCCGACGCCACCGGCTACGCGGTGGTAGCGACCACCGGGGACCTGCTCCGGGTGACCAACAGCGGCGCCGGTTCCACGGTCAGCTACGACATCCTCGTAATCGGTGCATCAGCATGATGACCTTCAAGGTCATCCCTGATGGTGGTGAGCCGTACCAGGTGACCGCCCACTCCAGGGATGTCCTGGTCTGGGAGAAGAGTGGCAAGGGTCGCACGTTCTCCCAGTTGGCCGACCATCTGAGCATGACCGACATGTACGGGCTGGCGTTCGTCGCGGCCCGCCGGCAGGGCATGTTCTCCGGCACCCTGCAGGACTTCGAGCAGTCGGCGGACATGATGCCGGTTGACGTCGACGAGGACGACGAAGATCCGGACCCTACCCACGCGGCTCCCTCAGCCGCACCCTCGTCGAACTCGCAGTCGCCACCGGCATCCCGCCCACCGTCTGGGCGGAAGAGGGCTACCAGTCGATCGTGACCGCGTTGGAGGTGCTGAACAGGGCGCACAGTGAGGGCCAGCCAACAGGCCAGTTGGGTCGGCAAATGTCCGGATAGGAGGTGCGCGCCATGGCCAAGAAGACCAGCCTCACTATGACGGTGCGCATCGAAAACTTGGACGCCACGCTGAAAGCGTTCCGCCAGCTGCCGAAGGATGCCAACAACGAGCTGCGGGACCGGGCCAAAAGCCTGGCGCAGACACTGGCCGGCAAGGTGAAGGCCGCAGCCGCCTCTGACCAGTCACCACAGGCCGCTCTGCTGGTGCCGACGATCCGGGCCCGGCGGGACCGGGTGCCGGTGATCGCCGCCGGCGGGGCCAAGCGGGTCGGTAGCAGGCGGGTGCCGGCGTGGGTTGTGTTGTTCGGCGCAGAGTTCGGGTCCAACAGGTTCCCCCAGTTCGGCAAGCCACATACCGGTCGCCAGGGTTCGTGGCTGTTCGGCGTGGCAGACCGGGAGCAGGCCACGATCGAGCGGGAGTGGAACGCCGCAGCCGATGAGATCGCCGCCAAATGGGGTGACCGCTGATGGCCGCCGGGGTGCGCACTTTGGTCGTGAAATTCGTTGGCGATGCTTCCGGGTTGACGTCGGCGTCGAAGACGGCTCAAACCCAACTGGAGAAGGGCAAGCAGTCGTTCGGCAAGCTGAACAAGGCCGCTGTGTTCACCTCCGGCTTGGTGGTGGGCGCGTTCGGGCTGTGGGCCAAGGGCGCTATCGCGGCGGCTGAGGAAGGTGTTGCCGCCGAGAAGAAACTCACGAACGTGTTCGAGCAGATGGGTGGCACGGGAACGGAGACGTTCGCCCAGCTGGGGGACGCGGCCAAGTCGATCGGTAAGGACATAGCGCAACCGGCAACCGAGATCACTAAGGTACAGACGAAGCTGGGCACGTTCGGCAAAGTCTGGGAAGACCCGATCAAGGGTGCGGAGAACTTCAACCGGGCCACCGTGCTGGCATTCGACCTGGAAGCGGCCGGGTTCGGGACGGCCGACTCAAACGTCACCCAACTGGGCAAGGCTTTGCAGGACCCGACCAAGGGCATGACCGCGTTGGCCAGGGCCGGGGTGTCGTTCACCGACGCCGAGAAGGAGAAGATCAAACAACTGCAGGAGTCCGGTAACCTGCTCGGCGCGCAGGAGATCGTCTACCAGGCATTGGAGGAACAGGTCGGTGGCACCGCCGCGGCGGGGGTGACCGACTCGGAGCGGATGCGGGTGGCGATTGGTGAGCTGTCCGAGTCGTTCGGCCGGGTGCTGCTGCCGGCGGTCAAGTCCGTGTCCGAATGGGTGCAGAAGCTGACCGGGTGGATGGAGGAGAACAAGACCACCGTCGCCATCATCGCCGGTGTGGTGGTCGGCCTGGCTGCCGCGATCCTGGCGGTGAACGTTGCGGTCAAAATCTGGCGGGCCGCGGTGGTGGTGGCCACGGCCGCGCAGTGGCTGTGGAACATCGCCATGTCGGCCAACCCGATGGGGCTGATCATCATCGTCATCGCCGCGGTTGTGGCAGCCATCGTCCTGCTGATCATCCACTGGGACACGGTTAAGAAGGTCGCCCTGCTGGTGTGGGACAAGATCTGGGGCGGGATCAAGAAGGTCTGGGAGTGGATCAAGAAGAACTGGCCGTTGCTGCTGGCGATCATCACCGGGCCGATCGGCCTGGCAGTCCTGTTCGTCGTCCGCAACTTCGACAAGATCAAGGCCGGTGCTGGGCGGGTCAAGGACTTCATTGCCGGCATCCCCGGCCGGATCAAGTCCGCGTTCTCCCGGTTGGGCGAGATCATCACCGCGCCGTTCCGGGCCGGGTTCGAAGCTGTCAAACAGATCTGGAACCGAACGATCGGCGGCAAGGGGTTCGACATCCCGAGCTGGGTGCCTCTGGTGGGTGGCAAGAGCTTCCGGTTCCCCCGGTTCCACTCCGGCGGGGTGGTGCCGGGTCCGCTGGGCCGGGAGGTGCCGATCCTGGCCCGCGCCGGCGAGCGGGTGTTGACCCGGGAGCAGGATCTGGCCGGCGGCGGCGACACAAACGTGACGGTGATCATCGACGGCCGGGCGATCGACGAGTCGCTGGTACGGGTGGTGCGTAGCCGGGACCGTGGCCTGAAACGGCGTGTGCGTGCCGGATCGGGGGCATTCGCATGATCACATCCGTGTTCTTCGACGACACGTGGCGGGTCAGGCTCACCCTGTCAGGCCTGCCGGCTGGCACGGTCAACGTGGAGCGGTCCACCAACCAGCTGTTCTGGCAGATGGTTCGGGGCGGGGAAGAACTTCCGATCGTCGGCGGTGCGGCGGTGTTGGACGACTGGGACGGGTACGCCGAAGGCGTACCTAACCACTACCGGGTAACACAGACCAGCTTGGAGGACCTTGTGGACGTTTTCACCTCGTCCGGCACCTGGACCAAACCAGCCGGCCTGGTCGCCGCGAAGGTGACCGTCGCCGCGTCTGGCGCCGGTGGCCAGGGCCTGGCGGCGAACAGCAACGCGGCCGGCGGCGGTGGTGGTGCCGGGGCCACGACCATCGCGTGGATACCGGCCGCAGACCTGGGGGCGACCGAGACGGTGACCGTGCCTGCTGGCGGTGCCGGTGGGGTTGGTGCCGCGGCGCCCAGTGGTGGCGCCACGGCAACCTTCACCGTCACCGGAGGCACCGACGTAACTGCTGCCGGCGGCGGGATACCGTCGGTTGGGACCGGCGGCGGGGGGGCTAGCACCGGGACTGGCGGGACGGTGTTTGCTGGCGGCGCGGGTAACAGTGGTTCGGTCGGGTCATCTGATGCCGCAGGAGGCAACGGCGGCGCCAGCTACTGGGGTGGTGGAGGATTGGGCGCCCGCGGCCGTGGCGCATCTGGTGCCGCAGCCGGATCCAATGGCGTGGCTCCCGGGTCGGGTGGCGGCGGGGCGAACGTCGCCGCCTCTGGCACTGAACAGAACGGCGGCAACGGTGCCCCTGCCAGGGTCGTCGTCGAGCACATCTTCGCCGGGTGATGCGCCATGTCTGAGACCACGACGATCACACCCAGCCACGGCGGGAAGATCATCCTCAAGTCGGTGAAGTTCCCGTTCCTCAACCGGCCCGTCGTGGTCACCGACTTCACCGACCCGGCGCTCGGCGATCGGGGTGGCATGGCCGAGGTGTCCGGCCGGTCCATGCCCATCTCCACCCCCGACCAGCGGGCGTCACACAGCTTCGACGTGGAGCTGAGCACCGACACCCCGGTCGAGGCCCGCAACATGCAGATCATCTTGATTGCCAACCCGCACCTGTTCATTCACACCCCGAACGGGTGCGTGGTGCCCGGTGGACACGTCCGCGTCGGCGACGTCGCCCCGAACCGGCGCACCCGATCGGCCGGGTCGCCCCGCCGGTACTGGCGGCTGCCGTGCCGGCTGGTCGCCCCACCCGGGGCGGGTGTGACCGGCGGAACCATGACCTTCGCGGCGCTGCTGGACTTGTACGGCAGCTTCGACAACATGCTCGCCGCGAACTCCACGTTCGACGACCTGCTCGCGTTGATGGCCACCCCCGAATCGCTGGTAACACTATGACCAAGAGGGTGGTGATCTAGATGGGTACGACCGTCCCGTACGGGCTGCGGTTCCCGGTCGGCACCGACGTGCCGAACGTGCCGGTCCGGATCCGGGACCTGGCCGAGGACGTCAACGACCAGATCCTGCGGGTCGACGACGATGCGGCTACCCTGAGCGCCGCCGCGGCCGCGGCAACCTTGGCTGCCAGCAACATCAAAGTCCTCGGCACGATCAACTCCGGTGCCGGCACCAACACCACCGAGTTCTCCGGCATCGACCAGACCTACCGCGACCTGCTGATCATCTGGCAGGGGATCAGCGACGGCTCCGGTGAGATCGACTCGCTAGCTGTCAGGTTCAACGGCGACAGCGGCGACAACTACCACAGCCGGCTGACACGTCCCCTGGCTGCCGGCGACTTCATGGCCACCGACGGCGCGCTGGATAACTACACGTTCTCGGTGTTGCGCGCCGGCTATGTGGGGACGCTGTTGAGCGCCGGGACCATATGCATTCCCAACTATGCCGGCGGCGGTCAGAAGTTGGCCACCGGTGCCAACATCGCCGTCGGGCAGTCGGGTGCCACCAACATTTTCCCGGTCAACGCCGGCGGCCGATGGACCGGCACCGATGCAATCACCAGCATCCGCATCTGGCCGTCGGGGCAACTGTGGCAGGGCAACCCTCATCTCACCTTGCTCGGGTTGCGGTAGGAGGCGTCATGGCCAAGTGCAGGTGCGGCGCGACCGGAGACGCCGGCGAGCTGCTGGAGCATGCGATCTCGGCCCTGGCCAACCCGGAGGACCGGCGGGTGCACGGTTGGGACGGTGAGGCGGAGCGGGTCGCACAGGCTCGAGCCAGCCGCCGGCGTGCCGAGCAGGTGCGCCAGGCCTTGGCCGACGCTGCCGGGGTGAGCGTGGCCGAGCTGCGGGAGGCGTTGCGCTGATGGCCGTCGTCAACACGATCGTCGGAGCCCCCACCGAGGTGGGGGCAACGGTCGTGGCCACGGTCGACGGTGGCGGCCCGGTCCGGATCGCCGTGGCCGACAACGCGGCCATGACCAACCCGGTGTTCTCGGGCTCGCAGGCGGTTGACGCGCAGGGCGTTGCCAAGGTGACTGTCACCGGCCTGGCCGCTGACACCCGCTACTGGTGGCAGGTTGCGGACAACGGCGCCATCGACACCAGCGTCACCGGCAGAATGTGGACCCTGCCAACGGCCGGCACCCCGGCCAGTTTCCGGCTCACCGTCGCCGGCTGCGCAGGCCTGTCACCCACCTCCCCCGGCGTCGCCGGCGGTGAGCTGGACCCGAACAAGGTGTCCAACCATCCGGTCTACGACGACATCCGCGCCCGCGACCCGCGGATGCACGTCAACCTCGGCGACTGGGGCTACCCCAACTTCGGCACCGACACAACGGACACGTTGACCAACCGGCGCCGCTACTACGACGACAACCTCGCCCAGCCGCGGCAGGCCCAGTTCTGCCGCGACGTGCAGCAGCTGGTTGAGCTGGACGACCACGACTTCGCCAGCAACGACTCCGACGGTACGTACGCCGATAAGGTGAACGCGGCGGCTGCGTACCGGGAACGGGTGCCCCACTACCCGCTGCCCGACGCTGATGCCATGTACCAATCGGTGCAGGTCGGCCGGGTCCTGCTGGTCGCCCTGGACGTCCGTTACTTCCGGTCTCCGAACAGCGACCCGGACGGGCCGAGCAAGACCATGCTCGGGTCGGTGCAGCGGGAGTGGCTGGCTGGGCTGCTGGCCGCCAGCAGCGCGGAGGTGCTGGTCGTCCTGTCCCCGTCCCAGTGGCTTGGACCGAGCAGCGACGGGTGGGGCAACTTCGCCACCGAACGGGCGCAGCTGGCCGCCCTGTTCGCCGCCCACTTCCCCGCCCGGACGGTGCTGGCGCACAGCGACCGGCACGGGCTCGGGTTGACCGGAGGCGGAACCAACACCGCCGGTGGGTTCCCCGTGCTGCAGGCAGGGTCGATCGACAGCGACTTCGGCCTGGCCGTACCCGACGTGTTCGACGTTGTTCCCGACACCCCCGGCCGCGGCCAGTACGGAACCGTCGACGTCACCGACCTCGGCTCGGCAATCGTCATCACCCTCACCTGCTGGCGTGGCAACACCATCATCGGCTCATACCCGCACAGCATCTCGATCACCACACCAACCTCGGTCACCTCGGCGCAGGTCCACGAGTTCGCCGCGGTCATCTCCGGCTCCCACCAGCCGGTCTTCGACGCCCGGATCCTGACCGGGTGGCGCACCGGTCCGGACCCGGCTGGGATCACCATCGCCATCCTCGGCGGGGATGTTGCCTACGACGCCACCGCGCAGGTGTTCGCCAGCCTGTCCCTGACCACCGCCGGTATCGACGAACACGACGAGCAGTCCCGGTTCCCCCGGTTGCCCAGCGACCTGTTCGCCCCCTACGGAAACGAGCTGTGGGTCCGCCGTGGTGTCGACGTCGGCTCCGGTGTGCTGTGGGCCAGCCTCGGCTACTTCCGCATCGACGCGGCCGAGCAGGACGAGTCCCCCTACGGCGACATCACCTTGTCGGGGCAGGACCGGATGGCCCATCTGATCGACGCCCGGCTGGTCGTGGCCCGCACGTTCGCCTCGTCGAACACGGTCGCGTTCGTGTTCGCCAGCCTGGTCGGGGAGGTGCTGCCGCAGGCGACGATCCTGTTCGACGACAACACCGCCACCGCCCCTCTCGGCCGGCGGCTGACCGCCGAGGAAGACCGGTACGCGGTGCTGGCCGAGCTTGCCGACTCGTACGGCAAGGTCATGTACTGGGATGGGGACGGGTTCCTGCGGGTCGAATCACCCCCGGACGAGTCGACCCCGGTGTGGGAGGTCGCCGCCGGGTCCGGCGGGGTGCTGCTCACCTCCGGGCGCAGGGTCACCTCCGAGGGGATGCGCAACGGTTGGGTGGTCACCGGTGAGGGTGGCGACCAGCAGGTCCCGGTGCGCGCGGTAGCGGTTGACATCGGCGCGTCCTCGCCCACCCGGTGGGGTGGCCGGTTCGGCAAACGGCCCGGGTTCTACTCGTCGCCGCTGATCGTCACCGAAGCCCAGGCGGAGACGGTTGCCCGGGCCCGGCTGCTGCGCACCCTCGGCGCGCCCTACTCCGCAGACTTCAGCGACCCGGCCAACCCGGCGCTGCGCCCGTGGCATCCGATCCGGGTCGAACAGCGTGACGGGAACCGGGAAATCCACGTGGTCTCCAGCCTGACCGTTCCGCTGACCGCATCCCAGCACATGTCCGGGTCGACCAGGGAGAAGACGCATGCGGTGATCGGCCGGGTGGTCTCATGAGCGGCTGGAAGACGGACGACCTGGCTTCGGTTCTCGTCGGCGGGGACATGCAACCGGTGGGCCGCACCCAGGGGATCATCCAAGCCTTCGACCCGGACACGTTCGAGAACACGGTCGCGTTCGGCGGGGCGCAGCACCAGGACCTGGTGGTCACCAACCCGGTCGACGCGTTGAGCTACCAGCCGGGTGATGTGGTGATCGTCGAGAAGTGGGCGCCGTCGGGGCGCGGGTTCGCCTCGTACGCGATCGCCGGCCGGTGGCTGGTGCCGGCCGGTGGGAACGCCGCGGCGGCGGTCGGGTTCCTGCAGACCGGTGTCGCCTCGGCGATCGTCGACGAGTTGGTCGAGCAGCTGCTGACCTCCCCGGCGGGGGTCGCACTGGCACAGTTCGTCAACTCGCAGGTGTTCCACTTCGCGTCCGACACCGGGGCGGGCACGGTGTCCAGTTCGAGCTGGACGGACCTGTCCGGGGCCAGCGTCGGCCCGACCTGTTCGGGTGTGGAGATCAGTTCGGAGCGGCGGGCGTTGGTCATCGTGTCCGCGCTGATGACCGCCGCGGCCAACGAACGGCCGCACATGTCCTTCGCGGTCACCGGGGCGTCCTCGTTCACCCCGGGCACCGGGTTCTCCGACCAGTTCGACCTGCGGCTGCGCACGGCCAACCAGGGCTTCGACGCGCGGCTGAGCGCGGTCATCCCGCTCGGCCCGTCCGAGCTGACCTCCGCCGGCACGCACACGTTCACGGCGAAGTACCGGGCGACGATCGGCACGCCCAGCTTCTCCGCCCGCACGTTGGCGGTGATCGCATACTGATGGCAGCCCACCAGACGCAAGCAGCGGAATTTCTGTGCACCGTGGTGCATAGAAACTCCGCTGGGCAGTTTCCTTGCCAGTGGCAAGGAAACCTCGGTCAGGGCTTACGGCGTCCCACCGGAGCGGACGGTCGCCACCCACACCCGGGCCTCCGGGTACAGCCCGTTGCCATACCAGGACTCGCCGAAGCTCGCCGACCAGCTCGACACCCGGCCACACGCCTGCTCGATCCAGTAAACCGACGGGTAGCCGATCCGCCAATCGCAGGCCAACATCAGGGTCTGGCCGGTGCAGGAAGCGGGGCGGGCAGCCGCTGCCGCCACAGCCTGCTCGTGGGACAGGAACCGGTCGATCCAGCAGGCTTCCAACACCGGCCAGTTGAACGCGCCGTACGGCGAGGTGGTGACGTTGCTGCGCCAGTCCTGCTCCTGCGGGGCGGGCTGCGCGGTGGCTGCACCGGCCAGGACGGCGCCGGTGACGAGGATGGTTGCGATGGTGGCGACTACGCGCCTCACGTGTGTCATGACACCTACGGTAGCATAGGTGTCATGACACATGGAGCTGATCAGTCGGAAATCTGTCATGACACCTTGGCGGATGTGACGGGCAGAAGCGGACGAGGTACCGCACGGCAGACAGTCCGGATCGACCCCGAGCTGTGGGACCGGTTCGGCGTGGCCGCCCGCAGCGCCGGGGTGGACCGGTCGAGCGTGCTGCGCGAGTTCATCCGGTGGTACGTGCACGAGGCCGGGCTGCCCGAGCGGCCGTCGCCGACTGGAGACGAGGAGGAGTGAGCTGTGAGCGTCGAAGGCGTGGACTACAGCTGGGGCCGGCCGGACCTGGCCGAGCTAGCTCGGCTCGGCAAGCGGTTCATCATCCGATACGTCAGCTTCGATCGGACCGGGAAGAACCTCAACAAGTCCGAGGCCGACAAGGCGATCGCCGCCGGGCTGAGCGTCGTAACGAACTGGGAGTGGGACGCCCGCGACCAGCTCGGCGGTCGCTCCCGCGGGGTGGAGCATGCCAGGGAGGCTGACCGGCTGCACCGGGCCGCCGGCGGACCAGCCGGCCGGCCGATCTACTTCTCCACCGACTTCGACGCCAGCACAGCGCAGCTGGCCACCTGCTACGCCTACCTGGAAGGCGCCGCCTCGGTGCTCGGCTGGGGACGGGTCGGGGTGTACGGTTCCCGCCGCACCATCGACTACATGGCCGCCCGTGGGGTCCGCTGGCTGTGGCAGACGTACGCCTGGTCCGGATTCTCACCGCTGTCCGGTCGGTTCGACCCGGCCAACAGCCGGTGGCATCCCAAGGCGAACCTGCACCAGTACAACAACGGGGTGCGCGTGGCCGGGGCGGACTGTGACCTCAACCGGGCGATGACCGTAGACTTCGGACAATGGGGGCAGGCAAGCGGAGGGATCGAGACCATGTTCTGTGCACACGGCGACCGCGGTAAGAACGTGGAAGCACTGCAGCGGCAGCTGCGCGAGCTCGGCCACGACCCGGGCGCCCTGGATGGCGTCTACGGGGACAAGACCGCAGCCGCGTTGGCCGCGGCCCGGGGGACCGGCGACGGACGGGAGTACGGCCCGGTGTCCTACGTCCAGCTGCTCAAGCAGCTGACCCGCCTGGACGCCGGGGTACCGGGACCGCAGGGTCCGAAGGGTGACCCTGGGCCGGCCGGCCCGGCCGGACCCACGGGTCCCGCAGGGCCGACCGGCCAGGCGGGGCCGGCGGGGCCTGCCGGGAAGACGCCGACCAAGCTGTCCATCCTCGGCACCGGAACGGTCACCGAGGCGCTGTGATGACCGTCGGCATCCCGCACGGCTCGGTGGTCGTCACCCCCACCGAGATGTACCACGAGCTACGCAACGTCTCCGACGAGCTGAAACGGCTGGTGGCCGTGGTCGACCCGGCGATTGCCGAGGTGCGCGTCGACGTCGCCGAGAACAAGGCGACGATCGCCGCAGCCCGGGCGGAGCTGTGGGCGGAGGTCCGCTCGCTGGACCGCCGGTTGCATGGGGTGCAGGGCCGGCTGTGGTTCGCCGCTGGTGCGGCGGTGGCGTTGGGTGGCACCGGCGGGTGGTTGGCATCGATCCTCACGGGAGGTATCACATGAGCAGGGTCAGACGGCTACGCAAGGCGATCGGCGCCGGGTTGGGCGCGGTGACCGGTGCGCTGGTGGTGTGGGGTGCGGCCGCGGCCGGGGTGGACATCGACCCGGCGGCGGCGGCGAGCCTGGCCGCGGTGCTGGCGGTGCTGGGGACGTACATCACCCCGGCCAACGAGGTCCCGACGTGAGTGACTACGACAGCACGGCCGACACACTGAGGCACGCTCTGCGCGTTGGCGAGCTGATGGGCCAGCCAATCTCTGAACTGGTCAACCGTTCCGTCCGGCATGATCGCAGCAAGATCGAAGACCCAGAGTTGGCCATCTTCAACGAGTTCACGCCGAAGCTGCGTAACACCACCTACGGATCGGCTGAATACAAGGGCTTCCTTGACGGCATGGGTGACGGCCTGCGCCACCACTACGAACACAACCCTCACCACCCGGAGCATTACTCCGAGGGGATCGCTGGCATGACGCTGGTGGATCTCGTGGAGATGCTGGCGGACTGGCGCGTGGCGACCGAGCGTCATGCTGATGGCAGCCTAGTTCGCAGCCTGCTCATCCAGCAGGAACGCTTCGGGATCTCCGAGCAACTCGCCGCGATACTTTGGAACACCGCCCGCCACTTCCAATGGCTCGATGACGAACCCGACATGAGCACCGCGGGTGGATCACGACGGGAGGCGGACCAGCCGTGAGCCCGGCGACCCGCTGGCGAACGCTGTTCCTCGGCCTGACCGCAGTGGTGATCGGCATGGAGATCTGGGCCAGCGCCGACGGCGACCCGGACACCGACCCGTGGACGGATCTCATAGTCCGTCACATCCCGGGTGAGGTCGCCGCGCTGGCCATCGCCGGACTGTGCGGATGGCTAAGTGTCCATTTCGCAGTCAGGTACATCCGCAAGGCGAGGGCGCGACGTGCCGACCCGCCGGTAGAATGAGGTGGTCCCGGCGTGTGCGAACACCCGGGACCTGATGGAACCCCTTACGGGAGGCGCACATGGCCGGGTTCGTTGACAGCGTTGAGCAGGCGCTGCTGGACCACTTCCTGACCGACCCGGCGTACGTGCCGCCGGCCACCATGCACCTTGGCCTGTCGACCACCACACCCACCGATGCCGGTGGGAACTTCAGCGAACCTTCCGGTGGCAGCTACGCACGGGTGTCCACCGCCGCAGCCGACTGGGGCGCCGCGGCCGGCACCGCCCCGGCCACCAAGTCCAACACCGCGGCCAAGACGTTCCCGCAGGCCACCGCCGACTGGTCGGCTGGGGCGAACATGACCCACTTCGGGCTGTTCGACGCGGCCAGCGCCGGGAACCTGCTCTGCTGGGGTCTGCTGGGCACCGCCAAGCCGGTCCTCAATGGCGACACGCCCAGCTTCGCCATTGGCGCGCTGGTCCTGAAGCTGGGCGACCCGGACGACACGTTCTAGCCGCGGGCCATGGCGCAGATCCTGGTACCGGCCGCCGACGTAGCGGTCGGGTCCTGGACCCCCGCAATCAACGCGTGGGCGTCGATCGACGACGACTCGGGCGCCAACCCGACCGGCGACGGGCAGCTGGTCACCTCCGACGCGGTCGGGAACAACACCAACACCACCAACCTGGACGTGTCGCTGGCCACCGGCACCGACCCCGCAGTGTCCACCGGGCACATCCTGCGGGTCCGCTGGCACTGCTCCGGCACCCAGTCGCTGGCCGCGAACTGCGAGCTGTGGCAAGGCGTGCCCGAGCTCGGCAGCCTGGTCGCGGCGGTCACAGTCACCCCGTCGGTCGGGGCAACCGAGATCGAATCCACTCACAGCCTGACCGCCGGCGAGGCCGACTCGATCACCGACTACAGCACCCTGCACCTGCGGCTGTGGGGGCGTGGCACCGCCGGCGGGCCCGCGCGCAGCCTCGTGGTGGAGCTGGCCGAGCTGGAGACCCCCGACGCCGGCACACCGCCGGTAGCACTGGCCGGCACCGCAACCGCTGCGGCCGCAGCCACCGGCACGGCCGAGCTCACCCGCGCGCTGGCCGGCACCGCAACGGCCGCCATGTCCGCCGCGGCGGCCACGGCCGTAACCCGGCCGGTGGCCGGCGCCGCAACGGCCGCAGCTACCGCCGCAGCGGAGCTGAGCATCACCGGCGCCGGTGGAGGGCCGGTGAGCCTCGAGGCGGAAACAGCCACCGCCGCGCAGGCAGCCGCCCAACTGTCCACCGTCCGGGCACACTCCGGGTCCACCACCGGCGCCGCCGCCAGCCAGGCCGCGCTCACCGTGACCCGCGGCCTGTCCGGTGCTGCACCGGTGGCCGGTTCGACGACCGGCGACCTGGACATTCAGGGTTCCGTATCGCTGTCCGGTGCCGTGCCGGCCGGGGTCAGCACCACCGCCGACCTGGCCACCATCCGCCCCCTGACCGGTGTCAGTACCACCGCCGGTGGGGTGGCCGCCGACCTGGCCACCACCCGGCCGCTGGATGGGTCGGCTGTTGCCGCCACCGGTGCCGGCGCCGAGCTGGGTGGCGTCGGGTCGACCCCGGCCGGGCCCACACCGGAAGCCCGGATCTACCGGGTGAGCGCCGAAGGTCGCGGTTACCAGATCCCGGTCGAGGCCCGGGTCGCCCGCATCCCGGCCGAGGACCGTACCTACCGGATTGTGAGGTGACCCATGGGCTCGACGTGGAACAAGGACCCGTCCGCGGTCCTGGACTACCAGTTCGACTGGGTGTCGTGGCTGGCGGGCGGTGAAACGGTCACCGACTACACGGTCACCGTCTCCGGGGCCGGGGTGGTCAAGGACTCCGACGCGGAAGACGGCGGGGTGGTGACGGTGTGGCTGTCCGGTGGAACACCTGGCACCCGGTGCACCGTGGCCTGCAAGGTGACCACCAGCGCCGGCCGGACCGATGAGCGGAGCATCCACTTGCAGGTGCGCGACCGGTGACCACGGGAATTTCTCTGACCACGTGGTCATAGAAATTCCATCGGCGGTAGGGGTTCTTTGGCCGCCGGCCAAGAAACTCGGCGGGCAATTTCTCTCTACCGTGGTGGAGACAAACTCCGCGGGTGCAGGGGCCCGTGCTGCGGGGACAGTCTCACCCACAGGCCATGCCATTCCCGGGAGGTCGCTTCCCGCCCGTAGCACGGTGTCCACCCGGACCCGACGGTGCCGGTCACCATGATGACGTTGGTGGAGACCAGCCGCGCAGGGTCGGACATCCGACAGGTCACCACCATCCCGCGGCGCTCCAGTCCCCGCACCGCGGAGCGCGCCTTGGCCATCTCGTTGGCGTCGTCCGGGTCGCCGGCCAGTTGCCACAGCGGGATCCACTCGTCGTCGAGCCGCGCCAGCAGCTGCCGTTGACGTTCACCGAGGCCTCTACTCACCCTCTAAGTTTACCTGCACGCTACGCGGTAAAGATAGCTACCCACCCGGCCGCGGCGGGCCGTGTCTGGCCAGGTACTCCTCCAGCGCGGTGAGCACCAGCGCCGACATTGCCAGCCGCCGCTCCCTGGCGTACCGCTCCGCGCGCTCCCACAGCGGCACGTCCTGGTCGCGGACGTAGACAGCCTTGGCCATACCCATGATGGCAATCCCAGCTCTGCGGAGCCCTTCACAGAGTCTCGCATGCGGCGTAACGTCGCGTGCAGGAAAGACAGCGGCCCCGGGCGGCGCGTTACCGCCAACCCGGGACCTTGGCCCCTAACTGGGAGGGACCCGACATGACCCTACCGACCGGTTGGCATCGTTGCATCCGTTGCACGATCGCCAGCGAGCTTGATCCTCGCGGCATCTGCTGGCGCTGTTCACCAGACGTCGGAACGTGCGCAGTCTGTAACGAACCCATGGAGCTGGTCGAAGATCCGGACTCCACCTATTGGGCGCACCTGGGCAACCCGGCCGGTGTTGAGCACGGCGCGACCGCCGGGCGGATCGGCTCATGATCATTCGGGTGGAGATCGTCAACGGCGACGAGGTCGCCCAGCGGATCGCCGAGATCCTGGCCAACAAGCTGGATAAGATCACAAATGTTGACGACGTCGCGAATACTGATCTTGGCAGCGACGTCTACGAGCGGGAGCTCAAGCCCGACCACGGGCTGCCGTACCAGCGGGGTGTCCGCCACGGCGGGGTGGTCGACGGCGGCGGGCTGGTCGACGAGACCACCGCCCCGTAGCACCCATGCAACCGGCCCTGCTCTCCACGGGGGAGCAGGGCCGGTTGCTGAGTTCTCACTCCTCCAGGCTGGCGGCGGCCGCCTGCAGCCGGGGCAGGTCACGGGCCTCCTGCTCGAGCACCGCTCGGTACGCGGACGTGTCCCAGTACGCGTCGACCGCGTCGGTGAACAGCTGGTGCAGGTCGTCCGGGTCGAGCGCGTCCAGCTCCACCTGCACCAGCGCGCCGTGGCGGGCGATGAACCCGGCTGCCCGCGAGTCGGTGAGCTTGCCCGGGTTGACCGGCAGCCTGTACTCCTGGACCTGCTCGGCGGACAGTGCGACCCGCACCACCTTCGACCAGCAGCCGGTGCGGTCCAGGAAGTCCCGGTCGATGTCCTCCCCGGACGGGTCGAAGTCACCGGCGTACAGCAGCACCGCCGGCCGGGCGGCGCCCGACACGTCCACGACCACGTCGCCCACGTAGCTCTGGGACGAGTAGCCGCCCAGGGCCAGGATCGGGATGCCGAGGTCGCCGAACCAGTGCTCCAACTGGTCGACCATGCCGGCCTTCTCCACCCCCAGGTAGAGGGACACGTCCTGGCCGCGGGTCCGGTCGAGGCGGTACCAGCCGATCAGCCGGGCCATCGCATCCTCCGGGCTGTCGAACTGCTGGTAGCGGTGGATGGCCCGGCCGCGGTCGATCAGGTCGGGGAACTCGTCGGCGCGGCGGGCTTCGGCGGTGACCCTGGACAGCCCCTTGTACGCGGTGGTGGTGTTCGGCAGGACCTGCTGGGAGACCAGCCGGTAGAACAGCTGGCGCAGGGTCACCGACGTGTCGTAGGAGCGGACGATGACGGAGGCCCGGTCGAGGATGGCCGGCCAGTCGATACGGCGGCTCACGACGTCACCCCGTTCGACTCCGCCACGTCCGCGGCGACGAGCAGCGCCGCCGCCACCTCCCGCGCCGTCTGTGCGGTCATCAGCTCGCCACCGTCGGCGGTGACCTCGGCGGGCCCGCGGGTGCCGGCGGTCAGGTCGTCGGTGATCGCCACGGACACGGCCACCGTCTTACCCTCACCGCAGGACGGGTTGGGCAGGGTGATGATCGTGCATGCGTGAGTGCGCAGATCGAACACGGTGAATCCGTCGGCGCTGACGTACCGGTCGAAGCGGTCGTGCCTGGCATGGTCAGTCGTGCACCACGCCGGGCAGGGGAGTGTGGTTGGCTTGGACATTGGGGACCTCCGTGTGGTCTCCAGGCCCCGGGACCGGTGCGGAACACACCACCCGGGGCCGTTCTAGTAGATGAGGCCAAGCCTGACCTTTGCACTGGCGAAAGTCAAGCTCGATCGTGTTTAATGTTCGACATGACCACCAAGGCAGCAATCTACTGCAGGATCAGCCGAGACCGTGAGGGCAGGGAGACCGGCGTCGCCCGTCAGGAGGCCGAATGCCGCGAGCTGGCCGGCCGGATCGGCGCCGAGGTGGTCGAGGTGCTCGTCGACAACGACACGTCCGCGTCCTCGAAGTCCCGCCGGCCGCGCCCGGCGTACGCCGCGCTGCTCGACGGGGCCCGGGCCGACCGGTGGCAGCTGATCATCGCCTGGTCGTCCAGCAGACTCACCCGCCGGCCGCTCGAGCTGGAAGGACAGATCCAGCTGGCCGAGCAGCACGGCACCCGCTACGCATACGTGAAGTCGCCCAGCTTCGATCTGAACATCGCACAGGGGCGGATGGTCGCCCGGACGCTGGCCGCGGTCGACGCGTCCGAGGCTGAGACGACCGCCGAGAGGCTCGAGGCCCAGAAGCGGCAGGCTGCCGCGGCCGGGCAGTGGCGCGGCGGGCGGCGTCCGTATGGCTACCAGGCCGACGGGGTCACCCTGGAGCCGGTCGAGGCTGCCAACATCGCCTGGGCGACCCGCCAGGTGCTGCTGGGCGCCTCCTTGAGGTCATTGGCGGCTGAGCTGAACCAGCGTGGCGCCACCACCTCCACCGCCCGGGCCTGGACCGGCACCGAACTCCGGCGGGCGCTGCTGCGCGCGCGGAACTGCGCGTTGGTCGAGTCGAGAGGTGAGATCATCGGCGAGGCGATCTGGCCGGCGATCGTCGGCAGGCCGGAGTGGGAGGCGGCGCGCCGCGTCCTCACCGACCTGGGCCGGATGGTCAACAAGGCCGGCAACGCGCGGCGCTGGCTCGGCTCTGGTCTCTACCGGTGTGGGGCGTGCGCGCCAGACGTGGTGACCGTCAGATGCTCCGTGTCTGGATCCGGCCGGGCCAGCGCGGGCCCTACCTACTTCTGCCGCAAGATCAAGCACCTCACACGTCATGCTGCGCTCACCGACCAGACGGTCCGGAAGGCCGTGCTCGGCTGGATCGCCCGGCCGGAGGTGGCGCAGCAGCTGGTGGTCAAGGAAGGCGTCAACGTCGAAGCGTTGGATCAGCGGGAGCGGGAGATCAACAACGCGCTGGACGAGTCAGCTGAGATGTTCGCCGCCAGGACCTGGACCCGGGCTCGGGTGGAGCGGATCGCGGCGCGGCTCAACGCCGAGCTGGACGGGATCCAGGAGCAGCGGGTGCAGGCCGCGGCCGGCCACCCTGCTGCCGTGCTGGTTGGCGTCGACGACATCGAGGCCGCGTTCGAGTCGCTGGACGTGTCGCGCCAGCAGGCGATCGTCGACTCGCTCTGCACTGTCGTCCTGCTACCGGCGCCGCGGGGCCGGCCTGCCGGCTGGCGACCCGGCGAGCACTACTTCGCCCCGCAGACGGTCGACATCCAGTGGCGGAATTAGTGTGACGGACGACACATTTCTCGGGCCTGTGTAAGTCATAAGGGTCCATGTGACACGGAGTAACTGTCACGCTGAGTGTGACAGTTACCCGCAAAATCCCTACAGAGAGTGACAACCGGCAAAACTCCTCATTGTGGTCGTTATCCCCGACCTCCGGTGCGTTTAATGTGCCGGCACAGGTAGTTGAGTCGCTTGGCGACTAGCGAACTACACGGATGTCACCATCCGTAACGTACGCAGCATCGAGGCCGGTGAACGGGTTCTGTCCACCACCTGTGGACAACCCACCGGACGCCAAGCGGTCACGCAACACGGCGCGCCCGACGGCGGCGCAGGCATGGCATACTGTGCAGCGAAGAACGAGGCCACACTCAGGTGGCCCCGTCCCCGACAAAGCCCGAACCCCCGCTCTCCAGCAGAAGGTGTCAGACCCGAAGATCGTCCAGCGCTCAAACACTGAACGATCCGTTGTCAATGTCAACGTAGCAAGAAGTTGACACCATGACAATGCCGTTGGCAATGGCAGTTGCCAACAGGTGTCTTTCCCCTGCGAGCGGGTCTACCCCAGGGGAGGACCCGTGGCAGCCCGCGATCCTGAAATCCGGCGCGCCAGCGCGCGCCTGGCCGGCGCCATCCGCGTCGCCGGCCTCGACGCCGACGGCCGCCGGGCGATGAACGAGCCCGCCCGCGCCGCACTCGCACAGATGTACCGCGACCGCGCCCGCCAGGAGCTCGGCCCCGACGCCGCCACCGCGGACGTCGACCGGCGGGCAACAGACCTGCGCCGGGTTGACCTGCGCCGCGCCGCACTCGCCTCCGCCCAGGCCCGCCGTGCTCGTCATGAAGCCGAGCTCGCCGTCCAGGAGACCGCCGAGCTCGACCAGCTGCTCGCCGCCGAGACGCAGCCGTGACCGCGATCGACGCCTACGTGCGCCGGCTGGTCGATGCCGCACCTCCACCGACACCGGAGCAGCTCGCCCTCCTGCGCGGCCTGCTTGGCCCCGCCCTGGCCGCGGCCCGACCTGCTCCCCGATGCCGCCCGCGGCCCGCCCGACCCTGAATGACACGGGCCCGGGCCGTTGACGCGACCCGGGCAGCTCCCTCGAAAGGACGCTTTGGATGATACAGGAAACCTGCAGCGGGGGGCTATCCACGCTGTGCACCGACTGCGGCATCGACACCCTCCCCGTGGACGCCCCGCGGGCCGAGTACTACATGATCCGGCGCGACCTGTGGCGACGCCACTGCTCCGACGCACGGTTCCTTTGCGTCGGCTGCCTGGAGTCCCGGATCGGACGCGAGCTGACCGGCTGGGACTTCATCGACGCCCCGGTCAACGACCTTCGCCTTTGCGAAGGTCGCTACGCCTGGTCGTGGCGCACACCGCGGCTGGTCGACCGGCTCAGCCGGTGGGGTGGTGGGTCGCAATGACGATCACCCCGACCGCCCAACAGGCCCAGGCCCTGGGCAAGATCACGAGTTGGTTCGCAGACCCGAATCGGCAAGTCTTCCGGCTGTTCGGCTACGCCGGCACCGGGAAAACCTCGCTGGCGCAGCACCTGGTCAACGAGCTCGGCGTCACGAACGTCTGCTACGGCGCGTTCACCGGCAAAGCCGCGTTCGTGATGGCGCAGAAGGGCTGCGTCGGCGCCTCCACCCTGCACCGGCTGATCTACATCCCGCAGGAGAAGGCCCAGGCCAAGCTACGGGCGCTGCTCACCGAACTGGACACCGAAACCGACCCGGACAAGCAGGCGATCCTCGACAAGCAGATCAAGATCGAGAAGCAGCGGCTCGAGACCCCGGACTGGATTCTGCGGGAACCAGACGAAACCGAGCTGTCCACCACCGACCTGCTCGTCGTCGACGAGGTGTCGATGGTCGCCACCGCCATGGCCGCAGACCTCCTGTCCTTCGGAACCAAGGTGTTGGTGCTGGGCGACCCGGCGCAGCTGCCACCGGTCGACGGCGGCGGCTACTTCATCCACGCCCAGCCGGATCACCTGTTGACGGAGATCCACCGGTCGGCGCTGGACAGCCCGGTCACCCGGCTGGCCACCGCAGTCCGCGGATCGGCCACCGGGGACCGCAGCTACGGCATCGCCGGCCTCGACGGCGATAGCGGCCGCACCGACCGGATCACCATCGCCGAACTGCTCCAATTCGATCAGGTTCTGGTGGGGACCAACAAGTCCCGTTGGCAGACCATCCACCTGTTGCGGGCGTTGCGTGGCCGCGTCGGAGAGGAGCCGACCCCCGGCGACCGGATCATCATCTTGTCCAACTCCGGCGACGCCGAGGTGTTCAACGGCCAGCAGTTCAACGTCCTCGGGTGTGTGCCGCACACCCGGCGTGACGACCAGCTGAACCTGCACGTGGCCGACGACGAAGGCGCCACCCGGCACCTGACCGCGTGGCGTGCTGGTTTCACCAACCTTGAGGGGGAGAGGCAGGCGAAGCGGGACGGCCGCGGGTCGGTCGTGGCCGCGACCTTCGGGCAGGCGATCACCGTGCACAAGGCGCAGGGCTCGCAGTGGGACAGGGTGCTCGTCGTCGACGAGTCGGCCGTGTTCGCCGGCATGGAAGCCAGGGAGAAGGCCCGGGCGCGGGCCGGCGCCGGACTGCCCGACAACGGCGAGGCAGCCGCAGTTGGACACGTCGCCGGCCGCCGGTGGCTGTACACCGCGGTCACCCGGGCCGCCCAGCAGGTGGTCATCGCTCCGGGAATTCGGGGGCTACTGCGATGAACAGCCACAACGACCTGGCCGCGCTGATCGCCACCCTGCACACGACCAGCACGGTGGCGCAGCCTGCGCCACGGCTGATGCTGTGCTGCGGCGAAAGGCCGGTCGGACGCAAAGATCAACCGCTGGTGCTGTCATGCCAACTATGTCCCCGGTCGTCCACCTACTGGCGGCGTGGGGAGGTTCGACCGTTATGAACAGCTCAACCGACCTCGCCGCGCTGGTGGCCAGTGTCACCACCACGCCCACGCCAGCATCGCAAGCTCCACCACCATCCACGGTGGAAGAAATGCGCGAGGTGCTCACCTCACTGGATGCCGCTCGCCCCCGCAGCCAGCAGACCACCCTCGGCCCCTCCGAGCTGGGCACCCCCTGCCAGCGGCAACTCGCCATGAAACTCGCTGACCTCCCCCGCCAGCTGCCCGACCAACGGCCGCCGTGGGGATCGATGCAGGGCACCGCCATGCACGTGTTGATGGAGCACGCGCTGCGGCACCACAACGCGCAGCTGGGCCGGGAACGGTGGCTGGTCGAGCAGCGGGTGCAGGTTGATACCGAGATCGCCGGCGCTGGCGACGCCTACGACCTCGACAACCAGATGGTCGTCGACTGGAAGTACGTCGGCATCACCGCCCGCCGAAAAGCCAGCCGGGTACGGGTACCCCACGACCAGCTCGTGACGCCCGACTACCGGGTGCAGGCTCACCTGTACGGCTACGGGCATGCCCGTGCCGGTCGTGACGTCCGTTGGGTTCGTCTCGTGCTGCTGGCCCGTAGCCACAACTACGACGACAGTACGGAATGGACTGAGGCGTACCAGCCGGAGATCGCCATACAAGCGTTGGACCGCTACTACGCCACACAAGACCTGATCAGCCCCACCGGGCTCGACCTGGCCACCAACCCGGTCCTGTGGGCTGCGGTACCAGCCGCACCCGGCGACTCTTGCGACTGGTGTCCCTTCAGGAGGGCGGGAGGGTCGGCGGACAACACCGGCTGCCCCGGCAACACACAAACCCGAATTGACAAGCAAACCGCAGGCATCATCGCCTGAACGAGAAAGGAAACACAATGTCCGACGGCAACGACCTGTTGATGGGTAGCGGGGGCAAAGGCGCCAAGTTCGAAACGATGGGGGACACGGTGGTGGGTACCGTCGCCGACACCCCGAAGAAGCAGCAGATGAAGAAGTGGAAGTCGACCGAACTGGACTTCTGGCCCAGCGGCGACCCGAAAATGCAGGTGATAGTCACACTGCAGACCGACCAGCGTGACCCTGGCAACCCGCAGGACGACGGCAAGCGGGTCCTGTTCATCCCGCCACGGATGCAGGCGCCGGTACGCGAGGCCGTCCAGCGTGCCAACGCAAAGGGCCTGCAAATCGGTGGACGGCTCGCCGTCCGCTGGGTCTCCGGCGCAGGCCAGGTCGAAGGCGACCCGAAGGTGTACGCAGCCGAATATGCGCCACCCACGGTCGAAGTAGGCGGACTGATCAACGGTGGCCAGACGGCCACCACCACACCGGCACCGGAACCTGCCCCGGCGGCAGCACCGGCGGCCGGGTCGATGCTGTCGGCCCCGCCGGTAAGCCAGCAGGACCCGCCAGCCGGGGTCGACCCCGCCCTGTGGGCCGGGCTTCCCGACGCCCAGCGGCAGGCCATCCTGGCCGCCGTCGGGCAGCAGCAGTACGCCTTCTAACCAACCCCCGGGCCCGACGCCACCCACCAGGTGGCGTCGGGCCCCGCAACCCGCAACCGTCAAGTCCACACCGGGAGAGGCCCCACATGCACGACACCTTCAACCCGGAGACAGTCCGCCAATGGCTCGGCGCCCTCCACGCTGATGCCCCAGGCCTCACCCACGTCTGCGCCACCGACGACTGGACCGGCAAGGTGTTCACCGACCTGGACGCCGCCACCAACTACGCGGCCCACCTCGACTCGCAGATGCGGCAAGGCATCTACGCCCGGATCACCACCCTCAAAACCCAGCCACCACCCGGGCACCGCGGCGGTGCGACAGACACCGTGGCCCTACCCGCGCTGTGGGCCGACCTCGACCTCGCCGGACCCGGACACGAACACGACCCCGGCAAACACCAAGGCCGCCAACTACCCGCAGACGAACCAGCCGGGCGTAAGGTGATCGCCGCATCCGGGCTTCCCGAGCCGACGATCTGGGTCCACTCCGGCGGCGGAATGTACCCGATCTGGCTGCTCGACCGTCCCCACCTCATCGACGGCGACCTGGCCGACATCAAAGACCTGGCCGCCGGCTGGCAGCAGGTGATCGCCCACTCCGCGGCAGAACTCGGCTGGCACTACGGCGCCGGAGTCGGCGACCTGGCCCGGGTCCTACGCATCCCAGGCACCATCAACCGGAAGTCGGGGCTGACCCGCCCATGCCGAATCCTGTCCGCCACCGGAGCGCGGTACCAGCTTCAGGAGCTGCAGTCCACCCTCGACCAGATCCAAACCAAACTGGCCGCCGCCATGGCCGCATCCGCAACCAAACCCACCTGGAGCGGCAGCCCCAGCAGCAGCAGCAGCCGGGTCGACGGTGGGATCTCCCCCGGCGACGACTGGTCCAACCAGACCAGTTGGGCGCAGATCCTCGAACCCGCCGGATGGTCCCTCGCCTACGAACGTGACGGGGTGCAGTACTGGACCCGGGCCGGCAAACGCAGCGGTGTGTCCGCCACCGTCAACGCCTGCGGCACCGACCGGCTGCACGTGTTCACCACCTCCACCGCCTTCGAAGCCGACAACAGCTACCACAAGTTCGCGGCCTGGACCGTCCTCTACCACGGTGGCGACTTCAAAACGGCCGCCAAGGCGCTGAAAGACCAGGGCTACGGGCAGCGTTCCCCACTGTCCGGCGACCCATCCACCTACCACAAGTCGATGATCGACGACATTCTCGGCCAGCCCAGCGCGCAGGCCACCGACCCACCCCGCGGCCAGCAGACCACCAGGCCAGCAGCCGCAACAGTCACAGGTGAACCCCCACCACCCCCCGGGGCGTTCGGACCCACCGAAGACGGGCTCGCCCTGGCCCTGGTCGCCCACCACGGCCACGAACTGCGGTACTGCCCACAACGTGGCCAATGGCTGCGGTGGAGCGGCCACCGCTGGCTGTGGGACGTCGCCGAAACCCACCGGGAGCTGATCCGTGCACTGGCCCGCCAATGCCCCGACGGGCCTGACACCGACCTGCGCAAGTTCAAGGCCCGGGCCATGTCCGCGCCCGGCACCACCGGAATCGCCCGGCTCGCCCAATCCGACCACCGGCTGGCCGTCCCGATCGACCACCTCGACGCCAACCCCGCCGACCTGAACACCCCCGGCGGGATCATCGACCTGCGCACCGGGCAGATCCGGCCACCAGACCCCGCCGCCATGCACACCCGGTCCACCACCACCACACCCGACCCGTCCGCCGACCGGACCACCTGGGCCGGGTTCCTGGTCGACACCTTCGGCGAAGACCAGGACCTGATCGCCTACCTGCAGCGGCTCGTCGGCTACAGCGCCGTCGGCATGGTCGGATCACACATTCTGCCATTCGCGCACGGCTCAGGTGGAAACGGCAAAGGCGTGTTCCTGGAAGCGATCGCCGGGGTGCTCGGCGACTACGCCACCACCACCCCGGTCGGATTCCTCATGGCCAAGCCCTACCAGCAGCACGAAACCGAGATCGCCAGGCTCGCCGGCGCTCGTATGGTCATCTGCTCAGAAGTCAACCAGGACGACCGGTTCGACGAATCCCGTGTAAAGCAACTCACCGGCGGCGACAGCCTCACCGCACGATTCATGCGTAAAGACCATTTCACGTTCACCCCCACCCACCAACTGTGGCTCATGGGCAATCACAAACCGGCCGTGCGCACCGGTGGACGCGCATTCTGGCGACGACTACGACTGATCCCATTCACCCGGGAAGTCCCCGAAAACAAAATCATCGAAGACCTGCAGGGCATCCTTATCCGTGATCACGGGCCAGCGTTGCTGACATGGATCGCGGCCGGCGCAGCCGACTACCACCGGGCCGGGCTCCGCGAGCCGAACACGGTGAAGACCGCCACCCACGCCTACGAACATGACCAGGACACCGTGGCCAGGTTCGTGGAGGAGTGCTGCCGCATCGGCGGTGGAGAGCATGTCAAGACCCGCGTCAGCAAGGTCCGGGAGGCCTACGAGAAGTGGTGCCTCACCGAAGGCGAGGTCTCGATCTCCGCCAAGGCGTTCAGCCAAACCCTCATCAAAGAGTTCAGTGTCGATCGCTCGAAGGGTGGTAAGGGGGTCCGGTGCTACCTCGGGCTGGCCCTGATCGACACCGGCGATCTGCCGCCCCCCGGTGAGGATCTGCCACCTTGGGACGGCGATCCACCCGGGGACGATCAGGGACAGCACCGATGACTACTCAGGGTAACCAATGGGGGACAAATGGGCCGCTGGGGGTGGCAGATGGGGTGGCAGATGTAGTGTCCAGTGTGGATCGCAACAAAACGGACAGGTGGCAGATGTTGCAACACATCTGCCACCTCACAAAACCGCAGGTCAAGGCACGATTTTGGCCCCCCAGGTGGCAGATTGTCAAACCATCACTGTCAGTAATAGGTGGCAGATGCGGGAAAACCCCCCTGGTGTTCCACCCTTACACACGACGTGAATAAGGACATAACCGGGATTTCGAAAAATCTGCCACATCTGCCACCCCGAGGAGCCAACCATGATCATTCCGGACCCGAAGAAGTGGCTCAGCATCGCCTGGAACCACTTCCTGTTCACCACCAAGAACCACGGCCGCCCACCAGTCAGCGGCACCGTCGGCAACCCCCAAGCCGAAGCCGACCACCAACGGCGCATCACCCAACGCGACGCCGCCTACCAGGCCGCAGCCGAACACCTGCTCCAACTCGCCCAACAACTTCGGGACTCATGGTGAGCCAGCACATGATCTCCACCCTCACCAAACCCGGAACCTGCCCCCGCTGCCACAGCCAACTCCTGGTCGCCCTCGACGCCGGCCTACCAGCCCAAGTCGACGCCACGCCGATCACCACCAGCCAAGAAATCGCCGCACTTATCGAAGGCCGGTGGACCTACCTCCACATCCACCAACAACTCATCCATCGCACCGCAGCAATCATCACCGGCGGTCGAACTGGAAACATCCACGCCGAACACCGCTGCCATCCCGACAGGAGCCGACTATGACCAGCCTCGCCGCAATCGTCACCGAACTCGACCAGCGAGCCGAACAACACGCCAAAGAACACGCCCAGCGGAAAGCTCGCACCGCCAAACTCCGTGTCGAACTCGCAGCAGCACGAGCCGCCGGCAAAATGGCTCGCCACGCACAACGACTTCGCTGCGAAGCCATTACCGCAGCGGCACTTGGCAGATTGCCTGGAAAAGAAAGGATGAACTCGTGAACAGCACCACCGACGTGAAGATCGTCAACGTCGACTATTACGCGATACCCGACCCGCACGACCCGGGCCGGATGACCTACTGGTACCGGACCAAGCGAGGGCGGATCATGCCCCACCCGCCGAAGGCCCGGTACGGCCCGATGCTGTACCGCAAGGACGTCCCAGCCGACCTCGACCCCGAGGCTCGGGAGGCGTGGGTCTCGGACTGGTTCGTGAACGTCAGCAGGCCGTGGCATGCCGCGGTCAGGGAAGCGCTCAAGGGAGACCTGTTCGAAGCCGGGCTGCGGTTCGCCCAGCTGCGCAGCCGCTGCTGCTGCTGCGGCAGGTCGCTCACCGACCCGGACAGCAAGGCGTACGGGATCGGGCCTGAGTGCCGCATCGGGGTGGCGGCTGAGGTGCTGGCACGGATGAACGAGACGGTCGGCCGGATGCACGCCACCATCACTGATGGAAAGGAAAAGGATCATGACATTGGGTGAAGACCGTGGCCTCACCGCCGCAGACCTCATCGAAGCGCTCAGCAGCATGCCCGGCGACGCCCTGGTAGTGATCGAGGCCGAAGGCGCCACCGAGCACCTGATGATCGTCACCAGCGCTGAGGACGGCCACACCTACGAAGAACTCGACCAGCAAGGTGACACCATCGTCGTCCCCGACGGCCGCCGCTGCCTGGTCCTATCCGCCATCGAGGCGACCTACCTCGTAGAAGACGAGCTGGGCGAGTTCGCTGCCGACCTGGCCGACCTCTGAGGGGCACAGCCATGGCCATCCGACCCTGCCCCACCTGCGGCCAGCTCAACCCAGGGCCCTGCCCCCGACACGGCGCCCTGGCCACCGACCGGGCACGATCCCGGCGTAGAGGCCGGCCCTACCCCGCCACCCACGACCGCATCCGCGTAGCCCTCGCCCCCGTGGTAGCCGCAGGTGGAGTCAACTGCTGGCGCTGCACCCAACCCATCCGAGCCGGCCAGGCATGGGACCTCGGACATGACGACGACGACCCCACCATCTACCGCGGCCCCGAACACGCACAATGCAACCGGGCCACCGCGACCAGACGAAACACAGCACCATGACCACGATGTCCGTTTCTTCCCAATCGAGCGGTCCGTCCAGTATCCACGTCCCTCCGAGGGAAATATGTGTACGTTTGTCCGGATATACCGTGTTGGTCTATCATGGACCTAAAGCGAGGTTGGTTGAGCCATGCCGCGTGACGCGAAACGACCCGAGAACCGGCAGCGCCGGAACCTTCCAGCAGTTCTGGACGGAACCGGGGCGTCTCCGGTCGGTTCTGGTGCCATCCGGCGACCTTCCGGGCTTTCTGCGGCGAACCGGCGGGCTTGGGACGGCCTGTGGGCCTCGCCGGTGGCGCAGCTGCTCGACCCGGTGTCGGATCTGCCGGCGGTGACCCGGTTGTTCCGGCTGTACGAGCTGGGCGATGAGATGGACCGCCGGCTGGCCAACCCGCCGGTCGACGACGAGGGTAACGGGCCGTCGGTGGAGTCGATGGTGACTACCCGGGTGCGGGTCGCCGGTGAGTGCCGCATCCTCGAGGGCCAGTTGGGCCTGTCGCCACGGTCCCGGCTGGCGCTGGGGCTGGCGTTGCTGGCTGGGAAGAAGGCCGGCGGCGGCTCGCTCGATGACCTCACGGAGGACGCCAATGGCTGAGTTCGGGCCGACCCCGTGGCCGGCGTACTACGACCGGCCGGGTATGGCGTGGGTGCGGGAGTTGGACCCGCGGTTCCTGCAGGCGTTGACCGCGCCGCGGGGCGACTACCGGCCGGGGCCGGTTCCGCCACCGGAGCAGACGCTGGGCCCGCAGTGGGTTCGGTGGGTCGAGGCGAACGTCCGGCTCGGTGAGGGTGACCGGTACGGCCAGGCGCCGGAGGTGGTGCCGTTCCAGCAGGCGCTGATCTGGAAGCTGGCCGAGCTGAACGCGGACCTGTTGCGCCGGTTTCGGTTCGCACTGCTGTCGTTCGGCAAAGGCTCGGGCAAGTCACCGTTCGGCGGTTGGGTGGGGTCGGTGGACCTGGCCGGGCCGGCGGTGTGCTGCCGCGGCTGCCAGAAGTGTGACGCCGGCCGGTTGCCGTCCGGGCTGCCGCACGCGGTGCGGCGGACCTCGCCGGATGTGTTGAACATGGCCAGCTCGTACGAGCAGGCGGATCTGGTGCTGGACGAGATCCGGGTGACGTTCTCCGAGGGGCCGCTGGCCGAGTATGCGGTGGCGATGAAGGGGCTTGTGGAGCTGAAGGGCGCCCGGGGCTCGGCGCGCCGCCGGCCGGCCACCGTCAAGCAGGTTGACGGCAGCAAGGCGACCACGCTGCTGGTCGACGAGGTTCACGAGCTGACCAGTGAACGGCAGGAGAACGCCTACGACGTTGCCGCCGGTGGCACGGCGAAGCGGGCCGACAGCCTGGTGCTGATGATGTCGACGGCCGGGTTCGACCTGTCCACGCTGTTTGGCCGGCAGGTGGCGCGCGGGTTGCGGGGCGAGTTCGGCGACGACGAGCTGTTTGTGTACGTGCACGCGGATGAGGCGTTGGCGAAGGCGCCGCAGTTGACCGACGAGCAGATCGCGCAGGGGATTCGGCAGGCTAATCCGCTGGCGGCGGCCGGGCTGGCATCGGTGTCCAGGTTGGTGGCGCAGTTCCGGGCGATGCCGCTGTTCCGGGCGCTGCGGTACTTCTTCAACCTGTGGACGCCTACTGGCGAGTCGTGGCTGCCGACCGGCGCGTGGGACGCGTGCAAAGGCGCTCTGGTCGTCGACCCGTCGCTGCCGACGTGGGTGGGTGTGGACATGGCGTTGACCCGCGACTCTGCGGCGATCGTCACGGTGCAGAAGCGTGCGGATGGGAAGCTGCAGGCGGCGGCGAAGGTTTGGTATCCGGATGGTGGGCTGATCGACCAGGCCGAGGCGGATGACTACCTGCGAGCGGTGTGCCAGACCATGAACACGCAGTGGGTGGCGGCGGATGAGGCGTGGTGGCCGACGCTGGGCGAGCTGGAGCGGGAGGGGCTGCCGATCTTCCGCATGCCACAGCAGGGCCGGAACATGATCGTGGCCTACACGTTGACGTACCGGGCGATTGTCGAGCAGCTGCTGGTGCACGACGGGTCGCCGGATTTCGCCGACCAGATCGCTTCGGCGGTGCCGAACAGCACGGACCGCGGGTGGACGTTGCGTAAGGGGAAGCACAAGAAGCGGATCGACTGTGCTCCGGCGCTGGCCGGGGCGATGTTCGCGGCGACGCAGCCGACGCCGGAGAAGGACAAGCCGCTGCCACGTCCGATGGTCGTTTAGAACGTGAACGTGCGATTATGTTCAGTGTGAGTTGAGAGGAACTCGATGACGACGACAGAGCTACGACCGGAGCTCGGAGCGTGGGCGGGCGGGAATCACACTCTGCCGGCGCGCCGCCGGCTGCGGGGGTTGCGGATGCCGGCGCTGCCCTCCGGGCAGTGGCTGGCCCAGGTTGGTGGTGGGGCGGCCGCGTTGGTGGGGGTGCTGATGCAGTTCGGCGGCCCGGTGGCGCTGATGGTCGGCGGTGCCGCGGCGGTGGTGCTGGGGATGCTCCGTGAGGCCGGCAAGGTTTGACATGGGCCTCGGGCAGCTGTTCCGGTCGACCGAGTACACGGTGAAGGACACGGTTACCAACCAGGTCCAGATGTTCACCGTGGTCGACAACTTGGCGCCGGATTTCGGCGGCCCGTTCTACCGGGGTGGGATGTCGATTCCCGGGGCGTGGCGTGCCGCGGTGCTGCTTTCGGATCTGCTCGGTGGGGTGCCGTGGCATGCGTTCCGGCAGTTCGCCGACCGGCCGGAGGAACGGTTGAGCCCGACGCCGCCGCTGTTGGACCAGCCGCAGTACCCGGATACCCGGATGACCACGTTCTCCTCATGGGGGCTGGACCTGATCTGGCACGGCAACGCCATCGGGGTGATCGCCGCCCGTAACACCAGCAACTGGCCGACCGCGGCGCTGGCGGTCTCCGCGGCGAACGTGAGCGTCCGGCGGGTCACACCGTTCGTCAGCTCACCGCTGCCGGTCGGCGAGCTGGAGTATTCGATCGGGTCGCTGCGGCTCGGCTCGCAGGACATCATCCACATCAAGGGACCCTGCGAGCCCGGTGCGGTACGCGGTATGGGTGTGCTCGAGGCCCACCTTGCCACGCTCGATCTGAGCCGTGAGCAGATCAGGCAGGCCCGGTCGCTGTCTCAGCACGGGGTGCCGACTGGTGTGCTGAAGGTGTCGAACCCGGATGCGACGATCAAGGATCTGCAGGATGCGAAGGCCGGGTGGATGGCCGCGCAGGCCACCCGCACGGTTGCCGCGTTGAACGCGTCCACCGAGTTCCAGCCGTTGTCGTGGAACCCGGAGGAGATGCAGCTGGTGGAGGCCCGCCGGTTCACCCTCACCGACCTGGAGCTGATGTTCGGCCTGCCGGTGGGCTGGCTGGGCGGCATGAACAGTGCCCGGCAGTATTCCAACATCGAGCAGGATGCGGTGAACCTGCTCAAGTTCTCCCTGGGCGGTCACCTGGCCCGGTTCGAGCAGACTCTGACACTGCACATGCCCCGTGGCACGCAGGCCCGGGCCAACCTGGACGCGTTCCTTCGCCCGGACACGCTGTCCCGCTACCAGGCCTATGCGATCGCGTTGGACAAGCAGTTCCTCGACGTGGATGAGGTGCGGGAGCTGGAGCACCGGGCGCCGCTGCCGGAGAAGCCTGTCGAGCCGAACCCGTTCGCCAGCGACGATATCGACGACGAGGAGGACCCCGATGGTGGCCAAGGCTAGGGAGAAGGCAACTGTGCAGCCCCTGCAGGAGCAGGTGCTGGCGCAGGAGGCGCAGCCACAGCAGCCGCAGCCGCGGAGAAGGCTGCGGCGTGCCGGCGTGTGCCTGGTCGACGACGCCAACTGTGTTGGTGGGGCAGTCAACGGGAAAGTGTGCTCATACCACGCCATGAGCTACCGGCCAGACGGGACCAGACGGCCATGAACCAGAGCCACTACCGGAGCTTCGCACCGGACTTGCAGGTCCGCTCCGCCGGCGACGGGCGGACGATCTACGGAATCGCCGTGCCCTACCGGGCACCTGTCCGCATCGACCCCGACCTGGTGGAGCAGTTCGCCCGGGGCGCGTTCAACCACCAGCTGTCCCACCCGTCGCGGGTGCGGCTGTCCCGCGAACATGTGCTGCTCGGTGGGACGCTGATCGGCGCGGCGACAACCCTGCGCGACGACGCCGCCGGGTTGTACGTGGAGCTGCGGGCATCGCGAACCCCCACCGGCGACGAGACGATCGAGCTGGTGAAGGACGGCGCGATGGACCAGCTGTCGATCCACTTCGAGGAGCGTCAGAACCGGCGGCTGCCCGGCGGCATCACCGAGCGGGTCAAGGCCAACTTGCGGGAGGTGGCCGTGGTCATGGAAGGCGCCTACGGTGAGCTGGCCGCGGCCGGCGGAGTCCGCAGCAGCTTCGTCGACAACAGCGGTGAGGCGATCGACGCCGAGCTGCGCGCCAAGGCGGAAGAGTACCTGCTGGGCATGCCCGGCCTGCCGGACCACGACCTGCAGGTGCGGGCGATCCGGTTGGGCATCCCAGTCTGATATCGTCGAGTTTGACATAGCTGGACACCGACACCCCCGCCTCTGGGACGCGGACACCCCGGCCACTCGCTGAGCCGACACCCCCGCCTCTACACGCGGACACCCCGGTCACTCGGAGCACCGAATCCTGGTGACCCGTGGAGGTCAAGGTGTCCGAGAACGTCTACCTCAAGTCGCTACGCGACCAGTACGACGGTCTGAAGAAGTCCATCGAAGGTTTCCAGTCCCGCGCGGCCGAGGCGAAGCGTGAGCTGACAAACGAGGAACTGCGGTCGGTGACCGAGCAGGGTGAGAAGGCGAAGGCCCTGTTCACGCAGATCGAGGACCTGTCCGAGATCGAGCTTCGCAACGCCAAGGTCGCGGCGATGGCCGCGAAGGTGTACGGGGCGATCGCCGACGGCAGCAACAAGCCCGACGACGAGCACGACACCAGCAAGGGTGATGACGGCACCCGCGGTGTGAAGCTGGGCGGTGCCACAACCCAGGACCGGGACCCGGGGCACTACGTCCGCGGCGGCCGGCACTCGTTCGTGGGCGACCAGTTCCGCGCCGCGAAGATGGGCGACGAGCAGGCCCGCGAGCGGCTGACCAAGCACACCAACGCGCTGCGCGACAACGAGCACCTGCGTGACGTGCTCGGCACCGGCGGAGGTGCTGGGCTGGTCCCCCCGGTGTGGCTGGCCGAGCAGTTCGCCCCGGTGCTGCACCGGCGGCTTCGGGTCGCCAGCGTCCTGCGGCAGGTGCCGTGGGCCGGTCCGTACCCGTGGTCGATCCCGATCTCCGGCACCGCGGCGGACGGCGCCGTAGTCGCCGAGGGTGTCAACCCGACCGAGTCGGACCCCACCTACACCGTGCTGACGGTCACCCCGAAGACGATCTCCGGGTTCTCCGAGGTGTCCCGGCAGATGCTGGAGGCGTCGAACCCGGCCGTCGACGCGGTGATCTGGGGTGACCTGCTCGGCGACTTCTACGACGACGCCGAGACCGAAGTGATCTCCGCGTTGGAGGCGCAGGCGTCGGTGAACACCGTGACCATCGCCGACGGTGCGGTGCTGCCGGGCGCCCGCAACGGCATCCTGGACGCGATCGCCGCGGTGTCAGACAACGCTGCCGGCGACGCTGACGTGTTCGTGGGTCGCACCGCCCGGTGGACCGCGTACCTGAAGCTGGCCGACACGACCAACCGGCCGCTGATCCTGGCGCAGTCGTACAACCCGCGGAACGCCATCGGCGAGGGTGGTGCCACGCAGGGCTTCCGGTCTCCGATCCAGGGCAACCTGGAGTCGCTGGTGGTGGTCACGTCGCCGACAGCGGCTGCGAACCGGGGGTTCGTCATCAACAGCCAGGAGCTGCTGTTCTCGGCGTCGCCGCCGATGCAGTTCCGGTTCGAGGAGCCGGCCGGTCCGGCGCTGATCCGGGTCGGCGTGTGGGGCTACATGGCGGTGGCGACCGGCCGCCGCCCGAAGGCCATCACGAAGATCACCTACACGGCGAACTGATCATGTGGCCCCCGGACCTGGACGCGTTCAAGCTGGAGCTGCGCTCCCGCGGTGAGGACCCGCTGGCGCTGGACGTCGACGACGACCAGCTCGCCACCGCTCTCGCCGCGGCGATCAGCTTCGTTGAGCGCGTCCGGGCCGGGGCCTACAACTTTGCCGGCGACCTCGACAGCACGCTGCCAGACCCGAGCGCCGACCTGGTTCTGGGCACGCTGCGGCTGGCATCCAGGTGGCACACCCGCCGCCGTTCCCCGGACGCGCTGATCGAGATGGGTGAGCTGGGCGCCTCCCGGGTGCCTAGCTTCGACCCGGACATTGACCGGCTGCTCGGGATCGGGCGCTACCGGGGGGCGGTGTTCGCCTGATGGCCGACTACGGCGAGGTGGATGTCCGCCGTGAGGATGATGGCAGCCTCACAGTGGTGCGCGCCGACCAGCGGATCGGCATAACAGCTGGGCTGCTCGTCGAGGCGGCTGGTGCAGGCCTGGCCACTGATGCTGCCGGCCGCCTGGTCGTCGCCGGGCAGGTGCGGTACACGCCCGTCGGGTTCGACCTGAACGGCCGTGTCGTTATCTGCGAGAAGGTGGGCTGATGGCCGGCGAGGTGAAGGCGGCGGCGGAGGCGCTGGAGACGGCGCTGCGCACGGTCGACGGGCTGCGCGTGTTCCGGGACCCTGGGGCCAGCGCGGACCCGCCAGCGGCGATCCTGGGTGCCCCGGCGTTGGGCTGGCGCGCGTTCTGCCCCGCGCCGACCAGTGCACGGTTCACCGTGTTCGTGGTGGTGGCGGCCAACGAGCGGGCGATGGAGCAGCTGTGGGACCTGGTTCCGGTGGTCGCCGCGGCCGTGGAGGAGCAGGTGCAGGAGGCGTCGGTGCGCGACGGGGACGCGGCTGCCCTGCCGACGACGTTCCCCACCGGTGGCAGCAACCTGCCGGCGTACGCCATCGAGATTGATTACGAGCTTTAGGGAGGGTGCCATGACCGTCCACAACCGGCGACACAAGCTGGTCCAGTTGTCCGTCGGCGGCAACCAGTTCGAATGCCAGGTCCGGTCGTGGACC